TCACTCCGTCACCGTCTCTTTCTTCCATCCCTTGATTTTGTCACCCAACGTTGGTTTCTGGGTTTCCTTCTCAAGGCCCTCCAACGCTTGGTTAAGCTGGTCCATGATCTGGACTCTGGTGGCATCCAGTTCCTTCATGGTCTCCACGTCGCCTATGGTGGTTGCTGCGATCTTGTTCAGCTTTACCACAGAGGAATGCACCTTGTTGCCCAGCTGAATCAAGGCGATTTCCGGATGATCCGCCGTCAGCTTGGCCAGTGCCTCGGCATCTCCGGCTTTAGTCATCGTCCGCTTCGTCGTCTCCAACTTGTCAAGCTTGGCGGCGTTGTCAAAGTAACGGCTGGTCTTCACCTGGTCACCGTTCACCTCACCGTAGAACCGTCCCAACACCGGTATGGCACTGGACTTTACGTCTTCGCCGCGGCTGGCGGCCGTGCTGGCGTTGATAGTTTTCTCTATCTCACGCAACACCCCACCGCCCACTGTTTGGGCAATGTAGCGGAGGCGCTCGGGCGTTGGGCTTACCTTGCCGGCTTCGTAGTCAGTGCCACCGGTCAAGCTGTTGATGGCCTTGCTGATACCGATATAGGCTTGTCCAGTGGTGCTGCGCTGAGTTGCTTCTTTCGCTCGAGCTGCGCCAGGGCGAGTGTCGGTCTCACCATTCATGGAAGCTCGCTCAATGCTGTTGCCAGCAAAGTTGCGGTTGTAGCCGAGCTCAATCAATGGATCAACCAGCGTTGGCGCAATCGTCTTCAGTGCACCATCTGTGGTGAAGACGTTTCCGCCGCCCAATGGGTTGAAGGCACCGGCCAATTCTCCAACAGCCTCAAAGGTGCGCTTACCCAGATTCTTTCCGCCATTCAGCGCAAGCTCTGAAATCACGCGGCCGGTGTTGGGGATCACGTGCAAGCCCAGTGGATATGGCACCAGAACATGGGTCTTCTCCCCTTCTCCAGTCCAATTCATGGGAATGACAAGCGCCCTGGTCTTCACAAATTCAGGCACCTCGTCGTCGTCATACCCGGCCGCCAGCAGCATCAATGCCTGCAGTGCGCCCAATCCGAGGCCACCGGCAATGATCTTGGCGCCACTTGGCCCCTTGAGCGTTTGGATGGTGCGCGCGCTACCCTGCACACTGGCATTGAAGAAGGCATACAGGGGTCCGACTTCGCGTCCTGCCCTGCCCTTTCGGTTGAAGTCCACTGTCAGCTCACGGCCTAAGCGGGCTGCTTCGGCGCGGCTGATACCGTTGTCCAGAGCTGCCGCATAGGCACTCACTCGAACGGCATTCTCCAACGTGGTGTTGAAACCATCCAGCAAGTCGAGCATGGCATGAGCAGCGCGGCCAGGGTGCAGGGTACCGGCTCGCTTCAATCCAACAAGCTCTCGCTCAATGGCTTTTGCTCGATCACCGGCGTCACGGAAGTTCTCTTTGTAGCCCGTCTGTCCGCCGTCCTCTTGGAACTGTCGGTAAAGCGTTTGCCACTTTCCGGAATTTCCGCCTCGCGCGAGTTCGCGTGCTATGCCGTAAATTGCCACTGGCGTATTGGCCAGCACCTTCAGGGAATTGCCACGCAGCTGAGTACTGCCCAGATTGACTACGGCGCCCAGCGTGTCGCGAGTCAAGTTCACTAGACCGAAAGCCGGGTTGTACTGTGTGTTCACACTGGCCAGCCACCGTGTGGATTTCCCAATGATGGTGTTGGCCAAGTCCAACTTGGTCAGTCCATCTAGGTTCTTCAGGTTCTCAGCCAGTCGAGCGCCACGTTCGTTCTCTACGTTGATCATCAACACGCGGTCTTCGCCATTGACCTTGAGCGGAATCGCTCCGGGCAGGCTCTTGTACAGCGGGTTTGGACGGTCCACCTTCTTGCCGGTGGCTTCGTCCACGGTAGTAATCGTGGGCACGGTCTCCATACCGACAGCTGCAGTCATGGGGTCGACGCCCATAGCCTGCAACTCTTTGCCGATTTGAGCTGCCGTCATGCTGGGCTTGATAGTCGTCCAGAATTCCGGGTTCGGATGTGACAACGCTTGACCATAGAGCGACAGGGCCACTCGGTTCTTTTCAGCCCGGGTGATAGCGGCTTCACGCTGCATAAGCACGTGCGCCAGGATGTTTGTCACTTCCTTGGTGGAACCAGTAGCGCGTTTGCTGGCGCTGCCCTTGACTGTGAACCCGCTTCCCTGCGGGTGGGGAGCTCCGCTCTGCGCTTCATCGCGGAACATGGGCACGTAGTTTTTGTAGGTCTTCATCCAGGCGTCGATGGTTTCCTGCTTTTCCAAACCTTCATCCACAAGCAGCTTACGTGTACCAGCCGTGATGGCATCCACCTTGGCGGCCAATACGTCCAGCAGCTGCTTCCTGTCAGCGGGGATATTGGCAAGATAGTCGCGAGCCGCTTGATTCGTCATCAAAACGCCCTTGCTGTTCTTGCCGGCGCCACCGTCTGGCAAGGCATCGTTCACCTTGGCGACTTGGGCATTTCGTTCTTCGGCACCGCGAGCATGCAGATAGTCTGCCAGCTCATCCATGGGAACCTTGTAGACAGCCAAAGCCTTGAGCAGTGGTTTTACTTCTGCATCGAGGAAGCTCTGGCTCCGGTGAGCCACACGGCCGGGATAAAGCGTTTCAGCCAGACGGGCATCCCACTTCTCTTCAATCTGCTGGCCAGATTCTTCGATGGCCTGCTGCACACGTTTCAAGTCAATACGACCGTCTTGCAGCTCGTAGATGATCTTGTCGGTGCGGGTGGGGTCTGGTGTGTTCCAGACGGTGACAGTGGCGCGTCCCGGCGCTACGCCTCTGGCAAAGGCTGGCGACTGTCCAGAATTTGATTGATCTTCGCCAGATCGCGCTGCGTTTCCTCGCGCAACGATTTCAGCTCGGACGGTGTCAGCAGGTTTGAAGTTTGTGAGGTAGCGGACCTCAGATTGCGTGAGCGCATCGAATCCATAGCCGGTTGAGGCTTGGAAGTCGTTTTCGATGTCGCCAAATTTGTCACGGAGTAGCTTCAGAGATTCTGTGGAGGGCTTGAGTGTCGCGCTGTACTGTTTGCCTGTCAAGGCGACTGCCCCCACAACGCTCCCACCGTTATCCCTGATATGGGACTCTAGTGCAGCAAAGGTAGCGCCTTGAGTCAAGGTGTCATCCACCAGCAGATATGACTCTCCAGCTGCAACCTCTCCATCAAAAACTGGTGGAGTGAATAGCCGATCCAAACCATCCAATGCAGTGCGCTTTGGGCTGTTGCTCTGGGAGACACGTGTTTCCACTTTAAGTCCCAGCTTCTTGGCCAATATGGCGGCAGCGGCGAGAGGTATCTTGTTATGGCCAGTGGCTTCGACGGATACGACTGGAACGACAACAGGCGTAGTTCTTCCAATGGCACGCTTAACTTTCGCAATTAAGTCAGGCGTCATCAAAGAACCTGCAACCCGCAGTGCAGCATCAACATCGCCAGATTTCGCAGCGGCATAGTCTGGGTGCTGGCTAGCGGCGCCCAATGCGTTCCCAATGATGGCTTCTTGTGTCTCCAATGGTGTATTGGAGCGCGCGGCAGCAACTAACACTTCACCGCCACCGTTCAAGCGCTGCCCTGCTTCCAATCCTTGAAGTGATGACACCAACATGCCTTGAAGTTCGGCATTGGTGAACTTAATGTCAAAGCCCAGACCGCGGAGGAATTCCGCAAGCTTGGCCCATACCTGCTTGAAGAAGCCAAAGCCTGGCTTGAAGTTTCCGTCAGCATCCAAGGCCTCTTCCACAGCGAATGCTGCGATTTCATTGGCTTCCTCGGCTGGACTCAGATTGAACTTCCCGGCATCGTCCACGTACAGCTGGCGTACACGGGCGGCAATGGCGTTGAGCGGCTTGTTTCCAGACTTCAAGGCCAACTGCAGGTTCTGTTCGAACTGGCGTCGGCCGTCTTTGCCCAGCGCTTTCCATAGTCCATAGTGGCCGATAGCTTCATGGGCCAAAGTCTTTGCAATGCCGGCTCGGTCCACGTGATTTGTTGCCACCACGTAGGCAGTGTCTTTGTGGATCAATCCACGTGCATCATTGGGAGCGTCAATTGGCAGCTCATCGGGGAACTGCACCACCTTGATTTTTGGACCGTTGACCCACTTGGCAGCGAGTTCGTCCACGGCCGCCTGCACTGCTGAGACAGGCATGAACTTACGGGGTGTGATACCCAGGCTGAAGGCTTCAGCCCCAAGGGCGAACAAAGCTGTGCCCTTATCGGTTTCCTTGGTCTGAATCGTGTTGAAGAACCTGTCGAACGCTTGCCCAATTGCTGCGATTTCCGATTGCGTCGGGTACGGATAGCTTTCTGCACCTTCATGGCCTAAAAGTGCGTCTTGAGCTTTCCAATAATCTTCACCTACTACGTTGGCTAGGTAGTCGTTTGAGGCGTTCTGGTCGTGGAGCTTGTTGATGATGTAGCTCTCAAACGCCCGGGCTGCCATTTCTTCGTTGGTTGCCCAGTAAGGCGATGAACGGCGCTTATCCAGTTCGATGGAGCGCTTGCGCATACCAGATGCACGAATGGTAGCCATCAAGTTCTTGAAGGCGTCCACCATCTCAGGGCGGATATTCGCGTTGCGCTCGCCATCAGTCACATAACCCTTACCGCCGCCGTCCATCTTGGCGAAGTAGTTGTCCAGGGCGTGGAACCATTCGTGCGCAAGTGCGCCAGCACCGTTGTTCTTGGTCAGGTTGATGACCACCTGATTTGGCTCGTAGTGCGCAGCGGCCGGATTCTTGCCGCCTTTGCCACGTGCACCAAACGCCAAGCCAAGCTGACCATTCAGGGAGATTGCCCGAGTTGGAATGTTCAGGATGGCGGCCAGATCGGACAGGCTGTCATAGGCGTTGTTCAAGTCCAACTGCCGGCGAGTGCCTTCCACGTAGTTGCCAAACTGCACACCGCGAAAACCGAATGCGTCGGTGAATACCTCCGGGGTCACGCTGGCACCGTTGCGATGATCATCCCCAATACGGGGTTGGTTCTCTGCACTGCGCTCGAACGGGGCAGATCGGTAACGCTCCAGCTTAGATTCCAGTTCGGCTTGGTTTTCCGCGCGGTACTGGCGTGCGTCGGCCACTGTGTCGAATGGCTTGGCAAGTTCTACGTAGTCGCGGCCAATCTTCTTACCAACATGGTACTTCCCGCCAGAGCTCCAGATGATGAAGTCTGTGCCCTTCTTCGGGGCGCTGCTCATGGATTCGTATTTGGCCTTGAACGCCTTCAGCGCTTCAGCCTCAGTGTCAGCGCTCACCGTGTCTTTTGAAAACGGATGGTTGCGTTCACCAATGGTCCACTTCACCTTCGGCTTGTCATATTGCACACCGTTGTAGATGGTGTATTCGCCGCGGCTGATCTCGACTCCTTTGAGGGACTTTGCATGACCAACAAGCTGATACAGCTGTATACCGCTGGACATCTCTCGGTACAGGCGTGAAAAGTCTGGACTCATCAGGCGCGTCCGAGCGGCGTCTTCAGTGATTTCACCAGACAGTAACCTGCTGGCGACATCCCGCATAAGTTTTACCTGCGATACGTACTGTTTGAGCTTCCAAGATTGCTTGGGTTTCGTAGGGATGGCATCACGAGCTGTATGTACAAATGCGACTACCCAAGGGGATGTACCAGCATCAAGCAATTTTTGATAGTCCGGCTCTGGCCAAGTCTTGGACAAAGGTTCGGCAGCAACATCCAGAGATTGAGCGTCCTGTAGCCTCTCGGAGTAATCCTTGCGAGCGCCAGCAATTTTTTCACCAAAGTCTTCAATCTTTGTAGGCTCACGCTTGCCCACGGGATCAGCGGTGAATATGTCCTTTTGTCCAGTCAAGTTGGCCATGGCGTCACCGCCCAGCTCAAACGTGTCGGCCGCGGCTTCGCTGGCCTTGGCAATGCGCTTGCGGTCTTCGTCCTCTGCAGCTTGCTTTTCGGCGGCGCGGTCAGCTGCCGCTTTGTTCTTGGCGGCTTTGTCGGCGCGCTCCTGCTGTGCCAGTACGTCGTCCTTTGTGGGGGCGGTCAGTTCTGCGGGTTGCAGGATGGCCATGGCCTTGTCAGCTTGGGTCCGCCCTACCAGAATCCCACCACGCATAGGCGACAGGCTGGCGGCAGGAATTCCATTCAGAGCTTTACGAATGGCGGCAGCGTCACCTTTGACAGCCAAGGTGCCGTCAGCGCGCTTGGCAATGTCAAAGCCAGAAACAGAAACTCCCGCGGGTGCGGGGTTCCGTGGTGTGTCTACTTCTTCAGGTTCTGGCGGCGCTTCTTCTCGGCTTCCAGAATCTGCTTGCGCTTGGCTGGTGGTACCTTCATCAAGGCCACCACGGCTTGCCCCACCGTCTTGCGGCTCTCCGGACTGGTTGGTAATGGCATCTTGAATCTCCTGTTCAGTGAATCCGAGCGCACGCATCGCGCTCTCGATGTCTGTGTTGCTGGAAGCATCCCACGGGATATCGGCATCAAGCAACGCGTCTAACTGATTGTCGCTGAGCGCTTCAATCTCTGCAACGGCCTCGTCTTCGTCCAATTGCGCGGCATCAAAGCGCTCCATGCTGTCCAGCTCGGCCAGGCGCTCATAGCCCTCGGCGTTGTACTGAGGCTTGGTCAAGCTGCGCTTGATCAGGTCGCGGGCGTTGTCGTGGCTGGCACCCTCAGACAAATAGCCTTCTTCCACCAGTTTCTCCGTGGCTTGCTCGATGGACAAACCTTTGCCTTCTCCAGCGAACAGCTTTCGGTTACCTATCTGCACGTTGCCCTGCATACCCATGTCAGCGCGCGTGCTGGGTGACAGGCCACCGGCAGATGCAATCATGGCGTGAGCAGGGATAGGCTCACCCGGTGCACTGGTCTGAGGGTTACGCAGGCGCTTCGCTGCCTTTTCTTGGGCGGCCAGCTGTGCCGCGGTCTTCTCCGTCAGGGCATAGCCGCCGTCGGCACGTACGACGCGCATCATGGGGTTCAACTTGCGGGCGTCATCTGCTGCCTTGCGAGTCTTGAAGGCTTTACCACCCTCTGTCAGTGGCGTGTTGTCACGTCCGAGGTAGACCGGGCTAGCATTCGCTGCAGCATCACTACCCGCTGGGGGCTGCACTTCAGCTGCTGGACCAACTTGCGTTGCTCCCTTGTCAGCCTTGGGGAGCGTTCCGACGGGTTGCGTTTTGATTCCATCTTTCACCCACTTCTTGAAGTCCGTCATGGACATTTCGGTGATGGCGCCGCGGCCAGTCCAGCCTTCGTGATAGTTGTCGTGGTACAGCTTGTCGGCCTGTTGCAGGTTGTCAGCGCCCAGCATTACCTTGTGTTCGTCAAAGGTGCCGTCTTTGTTCACCTGGTCGACCACAAACACTTTGTCGCTGGCAGGGTTTGGCCCAATGAAGGTATCCACGTGGTCGCCGTCGTTGCCTTCAGTGCCTCTGATGTAGCCGTAGTGCGCTGCCAGGGTGTTCTCCCACTTGGAGCCATCTGGGCTGGTGCCCTTGCGCACTGAGCCTTGCGGGTTCTCAATGCTGATGTTTAAGCCCTGCAATGTGATGCGACCCACCTTGTAGTTTCCGGCTTCCTTCTGGGCCTGTGTGGGCTCTGGCAAATCATTCAATGGACTTGTTGCAGCCTGATTGGCTGCGATCTTCAGTGCTTCGGCAGCCTTGGCCCGATCAAAAGCGACCTTCATAGCACTGGGCGCATCCACCTCTTGTGCGCTTGAGAGTGCGACAGCCTGATCAACCTTTTCATCGCGTGCCGCCTCCAGGATGGCTTTCTCCTGTTTTTCGCGCTCGCTTGGGTTGGTTTCCAGTCCTGCATACATCGACTCGACTTCCCGCCGCTTGACTTCGGCTGAGGCAGCTTGACGATTTGCCTCACTTGCCGATTCCATTTTGGCTAGGCGCAAGAGCTGACCCGTCTGCATATCGGGGCGGTACCGTGAAGTACGTGTCTCTACCCCAGTGGCTTGTACGGTGGTGCCTCCGGTTCCGGGAATTCCACCGGTGCCGGCTGCATCGCTTCCCATTGCTGCTGGCGCTTCAACTGGCGCGGTTTCAACTTGGGCTGCTGGGTCGGCTTCTTGTTGGTTTGCATTTGCTATTGAATCCGTAGCTGGTTGCGCAGTGTTACCGGGGGCCAATGAAGGGTTTTGGCTTTTCTCCAAGGCCTGAACGGCATCCATCACCGGCTTTACTGGCTGATAGGCGACGCCAATGGCGGCATCCATTGCCTCGTCACGCGCGGTCTCCAAATTGGTGCCAATGGAAGTCAATGTCTCGGAAGGTTGAATCAAGCCACGCTTTGCCAGACCCTCAGTGAACTTCTGGAAGAAGCCCGGAACCTTATCCAAAGGCATGTCTTTGGCCGCCGTCATGGCAGCCTGTAAGGCTTTCTCCGGAACGCCGGTTTGCTGGGCTAGTCCTTGAAACGTCACGCTGACGGCAGAACGGGCAGCAGCTTCAGCAGGCTTCACCCCGGCGGAGCGCAAGGTGCGGTACTGCTGTGCAAAACCCTCGTTACCCGGCATGGCGTTCAGCTCAGCATCGACATCCTCCGCTGCGCTGGCAATTTCATGTTTCTGCTGGAGCAAGTCAGCCGCAGCGGTCTCACCTGCATCGCGCAACGTCTTGATGCGTGCTTCACGTGCTGCACGCGCTGCGCCTGCCGCCTCGACACCGCCGCCCATGACAGCACCCAGCGTGCCAGCTACCGCCATCCGCTTGCCGGCCGTATTGGAATCGAACTGCTCGCCCTTGCCGATAGTCTCACCGGCGTACTGGCCAGCCTCTTCAATTACCTCTTGGCCGCCCTCTTTGAGCATGGCTTTGGGGATCTCCTTGGCGGCACCTCGGGCGGTACCGGCCAGCATGCTTGCAGCGCTGGCCTCGGCGGCGCCACCCGTCAACCGGTTTGCCACGTAGCTGAACGGAGCGCTGACAGCTGCTCCCGTATAGGCGGCATCGAGCTCGCCTCCAGAGTCGCGGATATCGCTGAAGGTGCCGGCTGCGTTCTGGGCTACGGTGGTACCGGCCACAGCACCTTGGCGAGCACTGTTGGCACGGGCAAGCACGGTGCCTTCGTCAATGGCGCGGGCCAGTTGCGCGGCGCGGCCCGTGGTGGCCAGCTTCCCGGCGGCACCGGCTGCACCAACCGGTAGTGCCATGCTGCCGACGGTGGGCAATACCTGGTCGGCCATAGCACCAGGGTTTCCAAAGATCACGTCGGCGGCATTGAGCGCCGGATCCTGCATGTCTTGGGAAAACTTCTTTCGTTGCAGTGCGCCACGCTCAGACCCCACGGTGTCCTGGATGGCTTCATTGCCACGGTCCATGGCGTCGGTCAGGCCCTTGCCAATGCGGTCACCAGTGGCCAGCCGTGCGAGCTCGCCGATGCCCTTCACCGCCGTGGGTCCGATTTGCAGCACACCAGAGGCGACGTCTCGCGCCACGCTGCTTGGTGTTGCGTCGGGAATATCGGCGTCAGTCAGGCGGCCCGGTGCACGTGTGCGGCGATCGTCCACCGCGCGGCCGTCAACCACTTGTGCTTCTTGGGTGCCCAGCGGCATTCCAGAGGCTGGGTCGTAGATCGTCTCTTGCGCTGGTGCTGCAGGTTGTGACTTGGGTTGGACAGCGTCCGGGCGCTGCGGGATCGCAATACCACGACCAGCTCCAGCAGTGGATGGCGCCACACCCGCGGGTAAGCTGCCAGTATCCGTGCTGAACTGGTTCCATGCTTCTTCGACTTGGCCTTCTGGAACGCGCGGTGCCACCACTTGGTCAAAGTACTGCCGACGAGCGCCGTCCTGCTGGTCAGGGCTAAGGCTCTTGAATGCGTCAGACGCTGCTACTTCAGTCCACTTTTTTGCCATGTTTTACTTCCAGAGGTTGGAGTAGTCACCGTTGCCGGATGCTTTTGGTTTTGGGGTTGTGGGAGTCGGCTTGTTATCTGCCAAGCTAGGCTTGCCGCCTGTTGTCGTGGAGCCAGCGAGCAGGCCTTGGTAAAGCGTGCGTTCTTCGCCGTACGACTTGATGGATTCCTGCAAGTCATTGAGCTGCGCCGCTTCGGGCGTACCGGCCTTGCGGGCATTCATCATGAAAAGCGGGTCCTTTTGCAGGGAGCCCAGTGAGCGCTGAGCTTCCCCAAGCCGGCGACCGGCATCACTGAAAAGGCTGGTGTAACGCAGCCGCTCTTCACGACCCACGGTCCCGCCGCTCTGGGCAATTCGCAAGGCTCGTGCCTCGGCTACCTGACCCGTAAGCTCAAGCTGCTTGATCTTCGTGTCCAACATTGCGCTCTGAAATGCCGCTTTGTTGTCGCTATCTGTACCTTTGCGCTGAAACTCAAGTGCCTTTTCATAGGGCATCATCTGCATGCTTAGGTCGTGGCTGTTGTAAGACTTCTCCTGAACCTGCCCGTCTGGTCCCACGATACGCAGCTTTGCGCTGTAGGTTGGAATCTTGCCAATGCCAGGCACTTCCCGATCCTCTCTGGTAATGACCGGCTCCCCGTCCAACTTGTATTCACCACTAGCGTTGAAAGCCTTTACCAGTCCAGTGGCGTCGCCAGCTCGGAAAGCTCTTACGGCATTGAAAACACCCTCTTGTTGCAGCTTTGATGCACGGTCTTTCTGCTCTTGGGTGTACTGCTCATCAGCCCGCTTGCGATCCACCGCGCTGTTCTCCAGCGTAATCGCTTTGTCCACTGCACCCTTCGAACGGTACACATTGGCGATGCGAGCAGTCTGTGCCGCAGGGCTGTCCCACTCCTTTGCAGCCTTGTCGGCTTCTTCCCTTGTGGCGACAGTGCGGCCATCAGCGAGAGTGAATGAGGTTTTTCGCGGTGCCGCTGGATTTGTTGGATCAATGTCGGTGACCTCTGTCACCTTCAATGGACTCGCGGCATTGGCCAGAGATATGCGCAGGTCTTTGGCTTGGTTGACCTCATCCATTTGGGCATCGAACGCCTGCTTTCGCATGGCACGGTCCTGCTCACGCTCTTGACGAGCCAGTTCGTCATCTTTGATTCTCTTTTGTCCCTGAACAAAGCCACCAGCCAAAGTAATGGCAGCAGCCAAATCGCGTCCGTTCATGAATAGCTCCTGGTGACTTGTTTAATTGCGACGTTGACCGGATTTCAACGACATGCGTTGGACCTTTTTGTCGAGCTCCTGCACAGCTGCGAGGGTCACGCCCACCATGCTGATCAGGTCTACCTTTTTTCCATTCGGTGCAGCCTTGTCACCAAGAGCGGCCTTTACGGACTGCGCCATAGGCCCAATGTGCTTACCACTGTCGGCCACACCTCTCTTATATTTCCAAGACTCCACCGGCATCTTTCGAGCAGCAGCCAAAGCGATGTCAGTTTTAAGTTTTTTGCGATTGGTTTTTTTGTTTTTGTCGGATAGCGCATAGATAGCTGCTCCTGCTTTACCAAGTTCAGCGATGTCGCCCAGAGAAGTTCCTTGGGTTTTGCTGGCGTTGTATTGGCCAAGCAATAAGTTACCAGCAGAACTGTTGACACCGGCCGCTGCACTTCCAGTTTGGTTCATACCGCTGACCTGCTGCGCTGTGATGTTTCCCGGCACTTGAGCATTCCCTACGGCAGAGTTACCAGCCTGCAAACCAAGCTGGGTTTGTGTGGCGTTGGTTGTAGCGATACCGCGTCCAAGAGCGGCAGCATCTGCCACTTTTGCAGCGCCCACGGCCTCTACGTTCTTTCGTGCCTGATTGCCAGCAGCTGCCTTTGCCGCGGCTTCACGCACACTAGCGTTTGCCAAGCTGGCAGTGAAGTTTCCGCTGTTGACGTCACCACCTCGGCTGGCAACATCGCGTGCCAGCGTTATCCTGGCGGCATCACCAGCGCTACCAATGTCGGCCTGCGCTTGTGCGGCCTCGGCATCGCGGCGAGCCTGCGTGTCGTAGCCCAGCGCATCGCTGGCAATCTTCTGCTCCAATGGGCGAAACGTGGACTTGGTGTAGTCGTAAGTTTCGTCAGCCATGGCGTTTTGCTTCTTGGCCGTCTCAGTCTGAACCTTGGCCTGATCCATTGCCAGCTGGATAGCTTGATCGCGTGCAGGCTTGGATTCGGCATCCTTCTCGCGGTAGTACTTCAGCATCTCTTTGCTTATCTCGACGTTAGCCAGTGCGGCTTGGCCGATGGCTGGATCTGGAGCGGGAGCGGAAGAAGAGCACATATCAATCTCCTAAGTGTTTATGAAACAGGTTGCCAACGTGGCGGTAACCAAGGTATTCGTTGAGGCGGCCAACCTGGTTAACCACCTTGCTGTCTGTGTAGATGTCCTGCACACCCAGTGAACGCACGCAGGATTCCATGTACTGCCAGAAGCGGATGGCCGCAAATCCCCGCCGATGGGCTGACAGGATGAAGAAGGTGTCTTCCCGACATTCCAGCGTCTGGTCATGCCGACTGGTGTAGACGTACATGCGGATGTTTCCCACCAGAGCTCCGGCGCTATTGCGCGCCGTGAACTGAATCAAGCGCCCTGCCCGCTCGTCTGCCTTGAAGGCTTCATAGTCGGGGAGCATCTGACGACCGTTGCGATGCTTTTCAGTCTCACACCAATGAGCTTGATGTAGCGGGTGAATCTCAGCCTGAATGTCAGCAATTCGCTCTACTTGAAACGTGAGGTCGCGGTAACTCTTGGGCTGAAACTGACCGATGTCGATGCCTTGGTTGTAGCGGTCAAAGGCATGCGCTTCCAGCCAGGCACAAAGTTCAGGCGTGACTGTTTCACCGAGCTTGCTGGCAAGCGCGGCGCGAAAGGTATTGAGGCTCATCCTTGGATACGCTCGAGCAGAGCGTTTAACCTAGCAATCTGTTCGGCAGTAGTGGCCGTTGCAGATAGTGGAAGCAGCTTCACCGAGTTCTTTTGTTGCCCGGTGATGCTGTCAACGTTCTGCTTCACGGCTTCAGCAAAGCGATCGATGTCCGGAATTCCGCTGTTGACTGGTGGGATAGCGACTTTGCTCATACAGAAGCCTGCTTCAGTTCGGCCATGCCCTGAGCCATATTGATGCTGTAGACCGGAACGGTAGTGGAAATCTCTACAGCCTGAACGTCAGACTTGAAGTGACCGGGCAATCGGAATGGTGCGCTTGATGTCACCTTCTTCGTAAATGCAGGAACTCCATCTACGATCAACGTGAACTGGATCGTCGGCTCTGTAACGTCCGGAACAGGCTTAAGCGCAGAACCCGCTACTGGATAAATGCCAATGGCAGAACAAGCAATTCCGCCTCCGACATTGTTGATATCAGTCAGCAAGGCAGTATTGGCATCAAGGATGGTTGTGTCGACATCTTGAATGTCTTCAAACTTGGCCTGAACTTGCGCAACACTGAAGTTTATGGACTTACCAAGTTGATATTCTTTGGAAGTCCAGTACGCGGTGAATCGTTTGCTGTCGTCAGAATCCCATTCGCTGATTCTGTTGACTTGACCGACATAGAGTTTTCCATCCCATGGGTTCGTGTACAGGGCATCCAACTGCACGTTGAACTCCACAACGCTATCGGGCTCTTTGGTGTTAAGTGAAAACACCAAGCCTTGCGCGTCCGTATCGTGCATGGCGTAGTAAGTGCTGTCTTGGAAGGTGGCCTTGAATGATGCGGGCTTGAGCAATTGCCATTCAGGAAACGTGTACAGGTCAGCAGTCAAATTGCGAACACCGGATGTCGTCGCCACATAGAGTCCATCATGACTGGGGTAAATGGCTCCTGACCCGATGTCAACCACACCGCGCTTCGCAACACATGGCGCCAGAGTGTCGCCCGGTATTTTGGTCAAGGTCGCTGCTTCTGGTACAGATGCAGTAGCAACCAATGGGTAGTTATCAGTCAAGACAATCACGGCATTGCCGGCGGCCACCAACGCGATGCCAACGCCCGGAAATGAATATCTGTTGCTGACAGGCCAAGAGTAAGGCTTGCCCTGTTCTGAGAGGCAGAGTTGATTCCCAGCCAAAGCAGCCATAACCCCATTGGCCAGCAAAACAAGGCTATGGGCGTTCTTCAGCGGTGGCAGTGTGTCCAGTGTGGATATGCCTGCATTCAAGGAAACAGTCGTAGCTGGAACTGTGTCGCTGTACGTAGTGTTGGCGACGGGTATCTCTGCAACAAGCCTGTAGTCTGTATTGGTACCGATAGTGCGGTAGATGCACTTGGTCATGGACGCGACGTTGTGTGGAGCCCGTCGTGCCCATGTGCCGCCTGACACGTATGTCTGGGAGGTAGAAAGAGAGACAACCACTTTGTTTGTGGCTGGGTCCACGCTCTCGAGCTTGAACTTCCCATTCAAGTCCGTCATGCCGGTGACAGCACTGAACACCACTTCCTCAGCCCCTGCGAGACCGAACACCGAGTTAAGGGTTACCTGAACTTGGCCGATCAGCGGAGAGTCTTTGACAGCAGCTGACACTGTTCCGCTGTTGGGCGGTGCAGGATCCATACCGCTGATGTTCCAAGAACCATCTACCTTGCCAGTCTTCAGCGTCGCAGGGCTAGGGCCGGACTCTTCGCCGTAGCGATTTCGAAAGGTGTAGACATAGCTACGGTCTTCGTTAGCACCAGTACCACCAACTACTGCGATGGACATCGCACTCACCGGGGACGCGACGCCAAGCACATACCACGTGCTTGGATAGGGGCCGCCTCCGCTGATGGCATCGGCATAAGTACTCATTCTGGGTTCGCCATCACCACTGAAATAGAACCTTCCCAGGGAATCTTGAGCCACTGGCGAGCGAGCTACATCGACCGCTGAATTCCAAACGAGCCAGTTATCCTCGGTTTGAAACCGATAGCGATACATCGTTGCGATCTGATTGGCCAAGGATGTATGCACTAGTCCTAGACCCATAAGCGGATCTAGCCGACCTGACGTAATCTTGCAGTTAAGCGCTTGCTGAGCAATGCTGTCAGAAATCAGCCGTTTGGAAGTGCGAGGTCGGGTGCCTCTGAAAGATTGAATTGCAACGCCAGTCATATTGATCCGTGGAGTGATTTGTCTGGGAAGGTCTCAACTACTTGAAGGCCCGTTGAAGTGCTTGCACACGTGCAGACCGTGGGCCCATAGATCAATGCTCAATGCCAGCAGGACAGCGCACAGCCATGCCGTGGATATGAGCGCTTTGTGCACATCGCCCATAGCGGCGCAGTGAATCACCCCCACCGAGGCCGCAACGCCGCACGCAATGAGCAGACCCACGTGCCACGGCGCTGCGCCGGGCTGGAGGAAGTTGGCAGTACAGATAAGGTGGACTGCAGCGGCAAGTCCGAGGGCCGCGAGCATGATGCGCACAAGTACGTATTGCAGTGCAGCAGCATCAAAGACTGACCACTGAATTTCAAGCAACTCAGGCATTGGTTTTCTCCTGAATCTTCTTCATCGCGAGCGGCACGATCCAAGGCCATAGGCACGACAGCACGAGGGCCATCACATAGCCGTCAGCTAGCTTTGGATTGATGTACTCGCCTACCGCCACGGCCGCCAGCGGAGCGACGATGCCGCCCATGCTGATGCTGATAGCCGCATTGACAATCGCGTCAGGCCGGGTTGTTGGCGGGCGCTTGACGTAGACCACCGCAGCTCCGAAGCCGCCGATGATCCAGGGCCAAGGGTCTGCACCGACGATGGTTGCAGTGGCTCCAGCGGCAAGTGCAGTAGCACCTGCAGCGGCGTTTTTACTGCACAGCAATGCAGCCAGGATGGTGAGTAATTTTTTCATGGTGCTGCTTGTGTTGACTCTTGATAGATCGCTGGCCAGCCGCCGGAGAAGTCGTAGGCTGATGGATCGGCGCTGGCTTGCATGGCCGCGCGGTGCGCTTCGGCTGCAGCAAAAGTGGCTGCCTCTTGTGCTGCCCCTGCAGCGAAGATGGCTTGCGCAAGGGCTGGAGTCATGGTGACGAAGGTGCCGTCCATCGTTTTCCAGTCGATGCCAGATGGCAGGCCCGCGCCCAGGATGACCATGCCTAGCTGCTGGGTGCGGGATTTGACGTCGGAGTGAAACCACTTTGTGGCTCCGCCGATTTGCACAGGGAAGCCGCCGGCGTCTGATCGGTGGTCGCGCTCTGCTTTGATGAGGGCCCAGACTTGAGCTGGAGTAGCTGCTGGTGGCGGCACAAATGGCGCGATTGGGCCATGGTCTCCCGCTATCAATGCTGCAAATATGTCACGTCCGTGCTGCTCAGGATCGTCCTCGCTGGCGGTGAATGGAATCCAGCCGTATTCTTGGTGCTCTATTTGGCAGTTGATCAGTGTTTGCTGGGCATTGGCCCAGATTAGGTTGGTGATGGTCATGGGGTTTCCTTATGCGATGCGGAGCCAGAGGGTTGCAAAATTCATGTAGCCTCCACCTACGTCGCCGCTTTTTGGATAAAAACTGCCCATGCAACGCCAGGTCCCACTAAACGTAGGCCCGCCGCCCGCGGTAACGCCTCCATTGACGGTTTGACCGTCCTTCCACGGAGCGCCAACCGCTTGGAGTCCACTACCGGCCCTTTGGGAACCAGCGACTATTTCGGTTGTCGATTCACTATCAGGGTAGGTGGGACGTGCAAACGCATAAGTTCCCACGCCACCCACCGCAGCCGCCGCCGCCGTGGCTGAAAGCACATCGGAACTTGGGATGCCATATCCAGCGAGCGAGGACGGCTTGCCCGAGATACCCGACCACGGGGCTGCCAATGCAGCACCACTTCCATCGCCTGCGGCAGCGCCAATAGCTGCTCGCGCGGCTGCTGCGTCTGCCGCCGTGGCGATGCTATTTCCAATCGTAGAAAAGCCTAAAGCTGCTCGCGCTGCGGCTGCATTCGCTGCAGTGACAATCGCGTTACCGATGGTGGAAATTCCTAGGGCTGTTCTACTGATTGCAGCATCTGCTGATGCCAGTACGCCTCTCCAGAATGAAGAGGTGCCTGAGCCCAGATCAATAGCTGCTGAGATGTCATCAGCAGTAATCCGCACTTCTACGATTGAACCTGCAAGAAAAGTCTTTGCCGTAGTTCCTTCTTGGCCGCGAATGCAGTTTGTCAATGTCGCTGATCCCGAGGCTCTAGTTCGCACATAGACAATCTCAATTTCACCAGTGTTGTCTTGGAGAACAACCTTGAACCAGTCTTTACCAGCGGTAGGGATAGGACTGGTGCCCGTGTCTGCAACCGGAAAAAGATCGGCTTTAGATGCATCAAGAGTGATGCTCGTTGACGTCCCAATAATCCCGGACATCAATACCGATCTTGCGGCGTTCTTTAGTTTTTGAGGCATATGGAAATCCTGCAACTGAAAAAAGAAAACCCGCCGAAGCGGGTCTATTGCTAACTCTGCCGGTTCACTTCATTGATGCAAAGTCACCAGCAACATCTCAGGCGTAACCCGCCCCTGCGGCGCCCGCCCAGTCATAGCCAGCCAGCACCACTCGAAGCAGTACATCCAGTCATCGCGCCCAGCTCGCAGACCGACAAACGCAAGCAAGCCGATCCAGTCGTAGTGCGCGCCTTCGTGCTTCAAGAAAAGCCAGATCGCGTGCAGATCGTTGGAGTTGGGTACATCGAACAGATCCCACTTTTCCGGCTCCCATTCACCAGCTGGGACTTTGTGCAGTCCGTGGGCTGCGTTTGCGTGGTACAGATCGCCATCAATGACAATGCCGCCGTGGCAATACTGACTGACTAGACGTGCGCGAATAGCTGCACATGCAAAACGCTGTGCTGCGCTTGCGCCATCGGGTGCGTTTTTACGTAGTGCGAGTTTCATGACGTTTTGAGAAAAAGATGCGCAGCGCATACAGCCACGCCAACCTCAACACAAAGAACCAGGCGCTCATGACGATGCCTTGTTGCGCGCTGATCTGAACGCCTGCAATGTGGCCGACAACCGGAATCGACAGCCAGCCGAAGCACATGATCCCGAGCGACGCTATGAGGGCTTCAAGAAACTTCAAGCTGCACCCCTTTCACTACTTTGAGCCCCAGATGCTCAGTAGCTTGTTGCCAGCGGCAGGTGTAGACGCGGCACGCTGAGAAAAGGGCCTGCACGGTTGCCAGTGGCACCGGCTGATTGGCTTCGGCAGCCAAGGCCACGACTTGATCTGGGTGGCCTGCACAATTCTCTGGGCGCGGGCCGGTGCGGTCTTCTTCCGGCGTCGCATCCCAAATCTCTGCGTCATGCAGCGGCAGCAGATCAGCGAATGAACCCCAGATGCAGCCCGAGCTGATGTAGTGAGTCGGGGGTCTGCCGCTGTCGGGTGACAGCTCTGTGACCCACATGCCAGTGCCAGATTCGCCCGGCGCTGCGGCTGCGGCCAGCGCACGAGCGAGCGGCGCAAAAGCTGCAGGCACGACCATTACGCGGTGCTGCCATTCCGTCATACAACCCCCTGAATGCCAAATTGCTTGGCGAGTGCTTTGCGGATCTTTGTGCGGTTTGCATCGGTCTGAGCGGGGCAGATCAAGACTGCAAAATGCCGCCCCTGAAACCCGAAGCCCGAGCCGTTGCCTGCGTAGTTGCCAATCCGGATTCCATAGAAAGCGGACAAGTCGAGGTTTGTGGCCTGCACGATTGCCCTGCTCACAGAAGTCACAGCTGTATAAATCTCTGCACGTGTCGGGTTCTCCGTTCCACCAGCAAGCACACCATTCACAGAGAATGATGCATTCGCTGTTGCCGCGCCGTCAGCTCGCTGCCGCAGACTGCTGCCGGACTGCAGGGTGCCGAAGTAGCGACTGCCGCCGACAATGGGGTCATCGACAAGCACTGCAGATTCCTCGCCAGCGGCAAGCGAACACACGACCCATGCGTCCATCGACGTGCCGAAAGTTCCAACAGCAAAGTTGGACGACATGCCGTCGTCAAGACCGTCGAAGTTGAGCGCCAGATAGCTCGACTGCCAGTCGTAATCGGCGGCGGTGGTGACGCGCTGATAAGGCGTTGCGGCAGGCGCTAACTCGCACTGTGCGCCAAACTCATAAAAACCGGATGCACCGTCCCCCGCGTATATGTGCGATGACCCAAAAATTGGGCGAATTTGCCAGACGATAAAGTTTGAGCTTGGAACGAACGTGTGCGTGACAGAGACTCTGTACCAGCCATCCCCAACACTCTGAGCAGATGCTGCTCCGGTGGTGGCACCAGTTGCAAGATTTACTGTGCCTCCCCCCCGTAGCGTTTCAACGATTTCAACAGTCGTCCTGCCTGCGGCTTTCAAGTAGACAGAGAACGTGAATGTCTGCGTCGCGCCGACGACAATCGGGCTCACGACGATGAAGTTGCGATGTTCTTCGTTATTCGCAGACTCTACAAACTTCGATGCGGGACGCCCCAGCGGCGATAGCGTTCCATCTTGAACGATTGTTGCGCCGTTTTTTGTCCACGCCGCATTCGCAAAATCTTCGCTGTATGTCAGCAGGTTCTTGCGCGCAGTCAGCGCCGGACGTGCTGCGCTTGTCGATTGCGCTGCGTGATTGCCGAGCACTTGACGAATTGACAAGTTGGAGATGGTGCCGGTGAAGGCGTTACCCCTGATGTACAGGACCGAGTTGGGGTCACCAGAGTTGTCGTAGCAGCGAACCGTGAACGGCCCGTTGCCCGACACCAACCGTGAATCTTGCGTGCCGTTCGTGACAGACACGTAAATCGAGCCCGCAGAATATCCAGTGATCACGCCGCTGACTTCGTAGCACCCACGAGTCTCTGGTTGTGCTCCGCTTATGTAAATGAAGCCTTCAGCAGCAGCGCCAGTTGCCGTTGCTGATGCGAGCGTCCATGCCCCTGACAACACTTGCCACGTGCCAAACCCGAGTCCCGGATTTCGCTCTGGGCCGAGGGGCAGGCCAAGCCGAGTGTCGAGCAGCAAGCCTGTCGGCTGCTCAATAGCCCCTGCATTGATGCCGGCCGCATCTTGAAACAGCGTCGGCGTAGCACCTGGATTTACAAGCGACCAATCGTAGTCCGACTCAGTTGTGACGCGCTGATATGACGTCGCAGCAGGGCCAAGCTCTACTTGCGCACCCCAGAATACTGCGGAGCCAGACGTAAGCCCCACAAGCGTTGTCCCATTTGCCGATGCCGCTGGATAAAGCTGGATCTGGAACAGATTGACCGGAGCGACAGTGACAATCAGGCGCCAATAGTCGCCAGCATCTGCCACCGCTGTTGAAACGGGCGCAATGTAGCCAGAGCCTGTGACGACAGATGCCACGCCTGTTGTCGTCTGCAAGATCACGCCGATTTGCGTCGTCGGGCCGGACCCTGTCACGACTTGAAGCAAAGGATGACTTGGCTGCGTACCCGTCGTCTTGCGAATGTAGACGCTGACTGTGTAGTTCAGGCTCGACTGGTACGCGATGTTTTGAGCGATGAGGTTGTAGACGCCAGTTGCGCTAACTCTGTCAGCCGTCTGTGTGCCAACTGGCGCGACAAAACCATTGCTATCGACCGTTACCGTGCCGTTGACGCGAATCCACGCAGCATTCGCAAAATCTTCGCTGTATGTCAGCAAGTTCTTCCGCGCAGCAAGCACTGCACGATGCGACTCAGGCATCCAAAGCAGGCCCTGCTGACCCGCCTTGAAAATGTCAGTCAGCTTGAACGGCGGCAGCCCGCGAGGGCGCATGTTCATCAAGCTCATGATCAGACACTTTCAATGACGGAGAGGGAGCCGGTGGCGCCAGAAGCGTCCGTCAGCACTGCGATCTTTGTTGTTCCAGGCGTCACGCTGATGGGGTAGCTCTGAGCGCCTGCGGCGAGAAAGAAACTGCCAGCGGCTTTGGCAGCTGTGGGGTTCGCGCCGAGAGCGACCCAGCAGTCAACGGTCGGGATCAGAACCACGCGATTGCGGCCCGCGCCGATAACTGCGGACTGCGTGCTGGTGGCGCCAATAGCCACGACTTGAGAAGTGCCGACAGAAATAGTCTGCGCTGTGCTGATGGCTGTGAGCTGTGTCACACCAGGGCCGTCGGCGGCGAGTGTGACGCGCTGCGTGTTTGCATCTGTGTTGCCGGTGCCGCGAGTCAGTGTCGTGAGCGCAACAGCAATGCGGCCCAGCCATTGAATCACGCTCCAGCCCGCGTTGTTGTTGGTGGCAGGCGTCTGGCTTTGCTCACCAAGCGCTTGATTGACTGACTGCAGCTGACTCAGGGCACCGTCATCACTGACTTCCACCGTCATCGTCTGCAGCTGGCTTTGCGTCAGTCCGCTGCTTGTGACTTCTGCGACAGTGCCCATGTCACTCGGCGCAGAGATAACAGCTTTGGTCGTTTCGTTGTACCAGTGATCCGAAACGAGAACCATCGGTGAAGGCAGCAAGTCGTAGACACGGGTGTTTGTCAGCACGTTGTCGCTGCTGTAGCCGGAGCCTCCACTTATAGCGCGGTAACGAGTGACTACGAGCTCGCGGTCGGCGGTGGAGCCACCGGATCCGGGATCAAAAGTAATGCGGACTGGGGCAACGTATGGTCCATACAACCACAGCTTGTGTCGCACTATGGGATGTGCAATTCCATCCTTGATTCTGACCCAACCGAAGTCTGTATTGTTTGGCTCGCTTACTGAGTCGAAGTACATGACAGATTGATCTGCAATCAGCGTGATGTGCCCAGCTTCAAAAGCAGATGCAATCTCTGTCACTGTGTTAGCTTCAAGTTGGATAGTGAGGTTGTTCGGCATAAAAGAACTCCTGAAGAACTAGAAAACCTTTTTCACGCGTAAAGGCTCGCGTGTATTCCCGATCTGGGATTGATATGCCGAGAAACCCAAGGCAGAGTTCCAGCGACTTGAATAGACGAGCGCTAGCTCCCGATCAGTCCATGGCTTCTTGCCCATGGCCATCAAGCGGGAAAGCACGCCATGCCGGATGGCTTCGCTGTACTGGGACTTGATGAAGTCCGGAATGACTGTGGCGCCCTGAACTGGTTTCAGTGCAGCAGTGATTGCCAGGCCGGCTGTGACGTTGCTGCTCGGAACCTCCAGCAGCGTGATGGAATCCAGATTCGCACTGAGCTGGAAAGGCGGCTGGTTCTCCGTGTACTTCGGCTGCACTCCGTCAGCCTGGCGGTCATCCAATCGGCTTGTGAGCTTCCACAGCAGTTCGCCGTTGACCGTCAGCGAGGTCAGGCGATCCAGAGCGCTGCCGGCTGGTACTGCCATTGCATAAGTCGCCACACCAGCTTGCAGGTTGATAGGTGTCAGTGCCTCACGCCATACAGCGGTACTCGCACAGAAGATGCGCACGGTCTCTACCAAGTGCAGGTCCAGCATGGCAGTGGGACAACCCGGCAACTCAGGCAGCAACAGGTCGTAGTAGTCGGTCAGCGCGCTCATTGCAGGAATCCTTGGGTGAACTTGGCCATCAGATCAGCGCGTGCACTGACGACATGCTCTTCGTCCTTGGTCTCACAGCGGGCAATTACGTAGTCCACGACTGGCCGGAAGTACTGCTCGTCTAAAGGAATGTTGGAGGTCTTGGTCAGCGTGCCAATCGGGGTCGTGAATCGACCAATGAACAGGTCTGGCCGCACGTTGCGAATGAACTGCAGGGCGTCCACTACAAACCCGATGCGCTCGGATTCAGGGTAGCGGATGCGATCCGCATCACTGAGCGTGCCATCTGCAGACGTCAGCACTTCATCAACGGTGCGGGCCATGGATTACTCAGCCTTTTTTGCAGGGAAGGCTTCTTGCAGTGCCGCAATCAACTTCGCGGGACCACTGGCCGGGTGAATCTTCACGCCAAACTCTTTGGTCAGTTCATACAAGGCGGCTTTGTCCAAGCCATCCAACACCTTGACGGAACCGTCAGGTAGTGTGATGGACAAAGGAATGGGGTTCTCCACCACGGCACCAGGTGCGAGTGACAGTGCTTCAGGGTCAACTGCACCAGCTGCGGGGGTAGAGGTAACGACTTCAGCGGGCTTGTTGACTTGGGCTTGAGGAGCGATCACTTGCGCAGTGGTGTCCTCTTGGGCGAACACGTCAGGATGCTGCAGCATGCGAATGGCAACACTGTCTTTCACTTCGAACGAATCACCGGGCATCCATCGCTCAACACCAGACAGATGTGCAAATGCTGTCTCACCGTCCTCTTTGAGGCCAACGTACTTGATCTTCATGGGAAACTCCAAAGAAAAGGGCCAGCCTCCAATGGAAGCTAGCCCTCTTGAGGTACCGCAAACCGCGCGGCAGCGGGGTTGCTTACTTCGGACCTTGGCAGTTGTAGCCAGCGATCATGTGGATTTCGGGGTTACCCGAGATGCCACTAGGCGCAGTGCCTACAAAGATGCTGATAAACACGTCTTCTTCGAACACGATCGGCTTGAACGTGCACTGCAGGCGACCACCGGCTTGACCAACTGTCTGTCCGACTGGGGCAAAGTAGTTGGTGACGGGTGCCAACGAGCTGCCAGTCGTTGCCGGACGGTAGCCGACGCTGAACACGAATGCCGTGCCGGTGTCGCAGTCGTCAAACACAAATGCCAGATCAGCCAGCTTTGCGCCAGCTGGGATGAAGAAGTCCAGGGTGTCACTAATAACGGGAGTTCCGCCTTGGCCAGCGCCAAGAACCACCTTGTCGGTTTCGAAAACCGCGCAGCCGTCGAGCGGCATGAACTTGGGCGCGTTTGCTTTTTGAGCTTTGATACTTGCCATGATTGGCTCCTAAGAATTGAACGGGAGGGGAAACAACTGGGCGAAAAGGCCCATCAATGCGGGGCCGAAGCCCAGCCTTCGCTTAGACAGAGCGCTTCTTGACCACGCTGTCGATCACGGCCACGCCGAAGTCAGTGACTTCCAGATCGCCGTTCGAGTTAGGCAATGCCCACCGCAGCTTGTCCTCGGTGCCCATGATTTCGCCGGCCAACTCCAAGTTGCGCTCGAAGTTGGTTTTGTTTTCCAACAGCGAGTAGGTTTCCTCGGATGTCTGGTTGGCACCGGAGACCATGGCCAAAGCCTGCGCACTCAGGAAAACAGAGCGAGCCACCTGGTGGGTAGTCGACAGACCGGACGCAACTGTCACGTTGCTTTCGGTTGCAGTCAGTCGATTGGCCGCAGTGACGTGGGCGATGGAGTCGCCGGCGTCGTGACGAATGCCAAACTGCATCTTGCGAACCAGCACACCATTCCACAGGATCGGAGACCCAGAGAACAGCGGATGCTTGCGCAGATCGCCGTATTCGGCACGCTTCATCGCGTTGGTTTCGAACGTCCGGATGTTGTTGCCAGCCGTGGTGTCGGTGATCATGGCATCCCAGACCAAAGGGTCCACCATCAGCACGCCCTTGATAGGGTCATCACCAGCGGCAGGATCACCGGGGATCTGGATCGGTGCCATCTTGATGGACATCTCATCCCAGATGGCCGCCAGCTCATCGATGTGAGACAGTTTCATGCCATCGGTTGTGGCAATAGATGCCAGCTGAGCGCCGCCTTGTGTCAGGCCGTTACCGTTCACCACCCAGTGGCGGTTGTAGGTAGGGGCACGCACGACGTTGACCATCATTTCGGCAAACTCGGGGTCAGTCGCCAAAGGCAATACCCAATCAGTGCCGTCCTGCTTGCCGCGTGTACCCGCCAGCAAGGTCAGGATACGCTGCCAGCGGAATGCCGGAATAGCGCGCTTGAGCTGGGCCAACGCGTTCAGGCGCATGCTGTGAGGCGTGCGTTGCTGAGTCATTTTGCCGCCAGCGGATACAGGCAAAGTGGCCATGTCCAAGGTGATGTCCTTGGTGCTGTACTTCAGAGCAGCGCCCATGCCTTCGGCATTACGGTCACCCATCACAGGACGCAGCTTCACCACGTGTGCACAGTCAACCTGCACGACATCGCCCGGGCCTTTGGACAGTTCATCCACGCGAACAATGGGCATGTCCGTAGTGGATTGCTGCTTGAGCTTGCGAAGCGCGGTGTTCTCGTTGGACATCGGGCCTGTCAGAGCCTGAATCGGGGTTGGAGCGCGAACTGCCATGGCGGACAAAGCCGTGGAGAACTGCTTATTGGCAAGGGAACTGCCTTTGGGAACGGAAGTAGTAGACATTGAAAGCTCCTAAACAGGAAGCCGAGGTCAAGCTACGGGCAGGGACGCCATGATCTGTTCGTCCGTCATGCCTTTGTAGTTAACCGAGGGCGGTGTTGCAGATGCGCCACCTCGGAAATCACTGATGCCCTTGGGTCCTTCGACCGGAGCGTTTTCAATGACTTGGGTGGCATCAAGACGGGGTTTGGCTGCGGGTACAGCCGGTGCAGCTGGTGCTGCAGGTGTGGCGGGTGCGAGTGCTGCTTGGGTGCGGCGTGCGGCTTCTGCAAAGCGCTCGGAAGCGCTGCGTCCTTGCCAATCTGGGTCCACGGCAAGTGCCTTGTCGTACTGGATGGCACGGGCAAACTTGTCTTGGGAGGCTGGGTCGTATTGCCAAGCCACCAGGTCGGGCACGGTGTCGATCACCTCCTGAACCTCAGGGTCGTAGCTCAGTGGCTCAAACTCTGGTTCAGGTGCATTGATAGCTGCTGTCTGTGCTAACTGTTGTTCCAGCTCGCGCTGCCTGCGGACGATCTTTGCCTGCAATGGGAAGTCTTGGTCGAGGATGGCCAGTTCTTCATCCGAGATGGATGTGTCTACTGGCGCTTTGCCTTGGCGTAGGGCTTCGTTCTCGCGCTGAAGCTGCTCCATCTGTTCACGCAAGCGCTTCTCAGCACGTCGTGATGCACGCAGGGCGGCACGGGTATCGCCTTGAGGCGGTGCGGGCTCTGCTGCCGGTTGGGTAGCTTCAGCTGGCTGGGTCGTCTCTGGCTGCTTCGCTTCTTCAACCGGTGCGGTTGCAGGCGTTGCGGCGGCTGGTTGTGCTGTTGTTTCACCCGGCAGGTCAGTTTTGACCTCTTCCACGGGATCGGCGTCAGGCACGATAGCGCTCAGAATTGCACGTTCTTCGGCATCGAACGCGCCATGGTTGTTGTCAGCAGTACTCACTCTTCACTCCTTCGCTGTTTACGGTCAGTCACCGAGGCACAAGGCCACCGTCGTTGAATACGCACCTGCTACGCGACGTTTCGCAGCAAGCGGCTGCCGCTGTTACGCGGCGTGGAAATGAAAAAACCCGCACTAGGCGGGTTTCATGGGTAGGGTTGGATCGGTTTACGCGGCGGCTTCAGCCAGGGCGTCATTGATCAGGTCGTCGTCATTGGCGGCCTGCGACATCAGGTTCTCTGTGCGTGCCAGCGTCTCGGCAACACCGGCTGGAATCTCTCCAGCTGACAGACGCTTTTCAACCAAGTCGGCTTGCATATTGGCCAAGCGGGCGGCAGCGCGGTGGCGCTCGGCATTGGCGACATCCACATCCACCTTGGCGGCGCCAGCGGCCTGCTCTTGAGCCATCTTCTGCTGCAGCTGCTGCTGTTGGAGCTGGTCGGCTTGGGCTTGACCGTTCTTGTCGCCCGGAGTGGGAAGTCCGGAAGCCTTGCGCAAGCTGTCGGCCACCTCCTGACGGTTGGGCAATCCACTGGATTCGATGTAGGCCGGTGCCAAGATGGCGGTAGCCTGTGGGTTGTTGCCCAGTGCCTGGATGATGGTGGCGATCTGCTGCTGAGTCTGCTGGCGGAATGCCGGCGTGTTCGGTGTCTCGGCCAACGCGGTCTTGATGTCGGCGTCTTTGACTTGGTTGACGGGCATGCCCTGTGGGTCCCAGTCATTGAGTACCACGATACGGCGAGACTTGCCTGAACCAATGGGCACTTGCAGACGCTCTGACTTATGGTCGTTGATGATCTCGTCTACCAAGCTCTCAAACACCGTACGGCGGAAGTAGCTGTAGTTGTCGTTCATCTCGCCCATGGCCTGCTCGCCCTGCTCTACCAGGATCGAGTTGGCGATGCCAGATGTAACACCGGCTGGTCTGTTACCCAGTTGGCTGGCATAGCGGCCGGCGGTATCTTGAATGAGTTGCTTGCTGTCGGCCATCACTTGGAACTGCTCTGACTGCATGCTGAGCTCGTTCTTCACGGTGATGGCGGGCTGGTTCTTGTTGGCCCGGTTCGGATTGGTGACGGCCACCAGATCGGGGCGCATGATGGCGTCGGCAATGTCGGAGACGCTGTTGTAGTTCGTGTCCAGCGCGTCGCTATCCATCTGCACCTGACGGGCCTTGAGCATCCACTGGATACGCAGCCGGCGTTCGTTGTACTCATCCTGCGGGGCAATCATGCCGTCGATCAAGCCGTACGGGCTCTTGTCGTCGTCGTCGCGGAAGGCGAAGAACGGGACGTAGGGAAAGCGGCGCTTGTTGGTTCCTTCATCCAATAGGCGATGTGGGCCGGCATACAGCGCGCGGCGCACCTGGCTGGTGATCCCCTTCGTCACCTTCACCAATCCACGACTCACGGCTTCGATGTGGCGCGGGTCCTTGGGGTCGTACTGCACGCGCTTAGTAGGACTCATGTGGAGCACCGCGACTGTGGCCGGCACGCGGTACCAGACCTCGTACATCTTGATCATCTTGCGGGCGTTGTCCACCCAATCCATCTTGTTGACGGTCAGGTTGAAGCGGGTTTCGTTCTCATAGGCAGAGCGCAATGAGATTTCTTCGGGCTCGCCAAGGATTCCACCGGCAGTATCGATCCAGTTTTCCCAGCCATTCACGCTGCGGCGCAAGACTTCCTTGAATTGAGGCATGGAAGCCTGCAGCTCGTCCAAGTCGATGAACCGGCTGCGCACCAACCAGCGGCAGGAATCGGTCAGGGTTGCACCACGTTGACCGCGCCAGTCCCACCAGACTTCATCGAGGGGAACGAACTCCACACGGTAGGGATATGCCAGCGGATCACTGTTCTTGCCCACGTACACCCAGCCAAGGCCCTTCTTGACGCCAGAGGCATAGCCGTCGCTCACAGCCATGTGGGCCATGGTCTCGCGTTCGGCTTCCTTGAGCTTGGCGCTAGTCACTTCGGCCACATCGGCATAGCTGTCGTCGTCGGCTTCCACCTTCACATCAGTGCGGCTTTTGGCTTCTTGACCCAGCACGCTATTGACTACCGGCCGGATCAAGTTGATAGCGCGCTCTTCCAAGTCTTCTTGGCGGATATGCCACTTCTGCAGTTCGCTGAGTTGCTTGCCATCGTAGTACGCCGCACAGACAGCGGCGCGCAGGCGCCACAGCGGTTGCTCGGCGCAGTCGCGGAGCATGCGTTCCAGTGCATAGAGGCTAAAACTACCAGCTGCGGCGAAGTCGCGCGAGTCGTCCCCTGCCCTGTCGCCGTAGGGTACTATGGGTTTCATCATGCAAGTCCTCGTTTCTTTCGGTACTCTTCGGCGTCTTTGGTCTTGTCGGCACTGTTGCCTTGCACCACTGCCACGCCTTCACCGCCACCCAACATCAGGTACTGACCGGCTTCACACGGGTGGCTGCAATCGTTCTTGACCGGCATGTCCTGGTAGCGCTCGTCACCGGCCACCTTCATGCGCCGGAACTTGTAGCCACCCTGCATACCTTTGCGTGTCACCTTGCAGTCGGGGTGCAGCAAGAAGCCGGGTTCACCGTCAATCATTCGGCGCAATGGGCTGGCCACCGCTTCAGTACGGATCGTGAAATCGTTGTTGAACGGCGCTGGCACAGCTTTCACGCCATTGGCTTCCAGCAGCTGGAACACCGTTCTTTCTTCGTTGTCACCGGCTTGGCGCTGGTCTCCAGCGGGGTCACCGGTAATGCTTCCAATCGTGTAGCCCTTGCAGTTCGCTGCAATGAAGGCCTTGAGCTCGTTCGCAAACCGGATCACACCGGTATCTGTCGTCACCAGCTCGTATCGAATGCGCCACTGGCCATTCACCATGCGCTGGCCAATCTGGGCGGCCGGCGTCAATCCGAAGTCCAAGCCGATGTGAAGCGGCAGACCCGGCGTCAGCTCGAACGAACGGCAGTGCGTCGGGTCGTGGTAGTCGGGGTAAACCGGCTTGCCATCGCTCACATAGCCGTATGCGTTGGCCAAGTTGACCAGAATCCAAGCGTCTGTCTTACCCTGCGCGCCGTTGGCGTAGTAGTTCAGCGGCAGGTTCTGAATGTTCTCAGCGTTCGGGTTCGGCTCCCATGGCGAAGTGGCTGTCTTGCGGATAACACCACCGGGCTGCTTCAAGAACACCCAGCCTTCAGGGCCCATCTCTTCGGCAAGGCGGTAGTACCAGTGATCGGTATCAGGTGCGTTGGTGTCGCCAAAGATGCCGTACCACGTGGGGCGAACGTCCTTCGGATAGCGGCCTACGCGTAAGTCCAGCATCTGGATCACGCTATACGGCAGCTCCTTGACTTCGTTGATCCAGCCGAACGTTGCCTGCAAGCCTCGCAGCTTCTTGATGTGGTCTTCACGGTCCAGCGCCAGGAACACCATTTCGGCTTCCACGACGGTGCCGTCACCCAAATTGAACTTCAGGTAGTGGGTTGGCGGCTCCATGCCACCTTGCTTGAACTTCCCAAGCGGCTCGAACATATCGAGCCAGTCTTTGATCGTCGTCCCAAACAAGTCAGGATAGGTATTCCGGATCGCGATGCCGCGGCTGCGGCGAATGCCTTGAGCGTCTGGCTCCTGCGCACACATGATGCGAAAGGCCTTCCAGCAGCTTCCATTGGTCTTCCCAGAACCCAGCGGACCCATGATGAAGGTACGCTGAGCCTCGCTCAGGATGTACTCTTCCAGTACAGGCCCCTGCGGCTTGTACGAATACTCAACCTGCGTTGACATCAGTCTTTGCGGCCGGTCAGGTCCTTAATCAGGACAGTGGGCATCGTCAACTGGATCTTGTCGTTGTACAGACCCAAGTGGCGGAACACCTTGTCCATCGCTGAGTCTTTGCTGTGCAGCTTGATTTCCAAGCCTTCCTTGGTCTCTTTGACGCCGGCAAACAGGCTGGCAGCTGCAGCGCTGATGCTGCGCGTGTCCTTGAACACCGTGCGGCCTTCGCCTTCACCAGCACATTCAGGACACTCTGGATTCGGGGCGCGGCGCTTGTCGTAGCCGACTCCACCCATTGGATTGAACTCTTTGACGGGTTTGCCAGACTCGACCGCGGCTTCGTTTGCCTTGGCCAGCTCGGATTCAGCACGGTCGAACTCGGCTTGTGTGCGCTGATACAGAAAGTTTTTGCCCCAGCAGAAGCGGCAGCAGCCAATCCGGTACTCCATCAGCTCACGCGGGTCGGCAGTCATGATCGCCCAGGCTTCACGGATGGCGACATCGGCCGTGATTGCGGTTCGCTCAGCCCTTTCAGCCTTGCCTTTTGCCACTGCAGCCTGAATGTTTGGTTTTGCAAGCCATTTGCTTGCCTCAGTCCTTGCCGTCGTTTCCTTGGCTCCGGGCTTTGCTCTCAGGTAAGCCTGCGTTCCATTCAGGTCCACCAAATACTCTTGGACGAACCTTGCCTCCAATTCAGAAAGTCCGGCCACTGATGCAGGGACCGAAGCTTCTAGCGATTTTGGAGCGTCTGATTTGCTTACTTTTTGTGCAATTGCGAGCTTTTTGCCGGTTTTTGCGGGTGTCGGCTTCTTTGCGGGCACGGCGCTGCGCGCCACCTTCTTCTTGGTGGCTGGGGACTTCTTGGAGGCTGGCATCAGGGTTGAATGGGGGTGGTGCAGATCACCAACGCGGTGCGAAGCTGCACTTCGTAGGCTTCGCGCACCACGATCTCGGCGTCTTGGTGCTTCAGCAGCTGGTCGATGGTGGGCTTGGCGGTCAGGGCCTCAGTTGGCATAGCCGGGCGGTCTGGCACCTTCTCGCGGCATTCCACGGGGATGGGCTCGGCGGTCATCGTGCGGGCGGTGAAGACGCTGCAACCGGTCAAGGAAATCAGGGCAGCGATGGCGGCGATACGGATCATGGCTGGGCCTTTCTGCTCCACCACGCATCTACAGTGGCTTGGGCGCTCTTGCAGTCGTCGCCATGCACGGCAGCCGGGGTGGTCAGGATCTCGATAGCCTGCTTTTCGGCTTCCTCGGCTTGCTGTGCGGCGGCTTCAACCTTGGGGGCGCCTTCAGCGTGACGTTTGGCGGCTTGAACACCTAAAGTCTTCACGCCTTCGGTACAGGCTTTGGCTACACCATCGGCCTGTTTGGTCTCTGTGGTCGCCACAATGGCGGTGTCGCGCTGACCTAGGTAGGCTTTGCCCAAAAATGCGTTTCCGGCCACGCTGATGGCCAGCAGCAGGCCCAGGACTTGAGAAAGACTCACGGCAGTTCCTGAATACCAAGCTGTGCGCCGGCATCGGTGATAGTGATGACGCGGTTGGAGGCTTTCTCTGGTACGCGGGTGGACACATGTACCCACTGCTTGCCCTTCACGCCTTCCAAGATCAGCTGTCCTATCCCGAGCACACTGACTTGTGGTGCTAAAGCCTTGGCAACTTGGTAAGGGCTTCCGTATCCTGGGCACACGAAGTCAGCGGCATGCCCTTGTGGGTGATCTGAAGTGCTCACGGAACCCACGGCCTTGTTCAAAACGCTGCACCGATATCCGGACGTCACCATGACAGGCGCACCCAACAGTTCCCGAATGCGCTCCAGCATCTCGGCAGTGCGGATCAGACGCGGCACGATTTCTGGAGGAGCGGTATTGTCGATAGCAAGGGCTTTCGCTTTACTGCTGGCGGTAAGTTCCGCTAGGCTGAAGTGGGCAGTAAGTTGCATCGTCGCTTCCCCCTAATTTGGAGTGACTTTTGACAAACAATAAAAAACCCGCCGAGCTTTGGCTTGGCGGGTGTAAACCTGATCTTGCGATCAAGGGAGACAACAATCGTGGGGAGGTCCGCTTGGCTCCCGGCGTCCCTAGGTGTTGAGGGAGCTATGCCGGGAGCGTCACGGGGTAGGCCTATACACCCCTGGGCCTACTAGGGTCCGTCTTGATCTTCCAGACTGCATATGGGAGCGGCAGCAGGTCAAACAGAGGTGGACGGATTCGAGAGTGCAGCCACTCGACGTTCTTGGTGCTCCAGCCAGATTTCGGCGCATAGAGCTTTGACGGCGCGGGCGATGATGGTTTGTTTCATGACAGCAGTTCCTTTGCACTGGGCCCAGTTTGCGATTTGGTGCAAGTCGGGGCCCAATGCAAAGAAGCCCCACTTGGGGGCTTCTCATGCGCTTACGGCGTCAAATGGATGGGCACATGCGCCAGCTGGGTGTCACCACCGGGCGTTCTCGCTTCAGGATGCGCTGCACAAAGGCCTTGGCCTGCACCAGCAACACGCCCGGGGCCTTGGCTTCGGCTTCCTTGGGCGCCACGATGTCCAGCACGCGCACTGCGAAGGCATGGGCCAAGTCTTTGACGACGGCATAAGCCGACAGCGTGACGGTGGCTACCGCTCGACAGGCTGCGACAGCGAGGGCGGACACAGCCAGACAGGTCAAGACCAACAGGGAACGACGGGTGCTATGCATGGAAATCTCCAAGTGAGTGATGCCGTGGCTGGCGGCGGGAGGCCCTTGCCATAACGGGAATTCGAGCCGGTTACGCAGTCCGGCGGTATTGCACCCGAGTTAAGCCCGATGTATGCCGCAGGGGCCGTGACAGCGCGCGATGGCCTGCCCTCGCCTTGGTCCTGCTCGATAGCTCCGATCTGAGGCCGCATGTGTCGTAAAGGCTAGATTGATGCCGTTGAGGGTTCGCCAGTCCCAAGGTGTCACCAGCTCATTGCTGGCCTTACCCGGCGCTCCCAGCGAAGTGCTGGTGCTGAAAAGCAAAAAAGCCACCGCAGAGGGTGGCTTCGATTTGTATGGACGTGTTTATCCGACCGCTGTGGAATTTACAACATCGAGTCTGCATAGTCAACATCCAATCACGCCTGCTCTACGCAATTCCTGCAAAAGCTTGTTGCGGGCTTCCAGGATCAATACCTCCAGCTCTTCTCGATCCCTAGGGAGCACCGGTGACGTCCACACCGCGGCACCAGAGCACAAATTTCGTGCTTCAAAAGCTAGTGCTGTATTCCATCGCCTTGGAGAGTTCGGTACACGCTCGATGGCCGCATCCAGGGCAGCTACTTCAAGCGCTTCGGCACGGGCCTGAGTTGCCCCATTCTGCCAATCCCAATGCGTTGGAGCTCGATAGTCCCTGCATGTGGAATCTTTCCCAGAAAAACCCATAGCAAATGAATACCCAGCCCTGTGCTGATGCCACAAGATTAACAAATCATCTAGTCGCCTTGCTATGGCGTCAGCGGCAGGCCGGTTGCCTTCCAACTGTCTTGTTGAAATAGAGCCGCTAGTATTGAGTTGTGAGCGGTCTTTTATGGATGTCATGTTGTTGCCTTGCTATTTATTTGGTAGCTACTTGCGCTTATTCCGTATGGGCTAGCGATGAATTTAACTTTTCCAGAGCCCACAATGCCGCCTTGCGATCGCGCGGCCTTTCAGTGGGGTCTTGGGCGATACGACGCCACTCCAGCACCTGGTCGACGTGGGCTCGCATGAAGGTGGCTTGCTTCACTTCTTTTGGGGCCGACCCTTGGTCGAGCCAGCCAATGTGGCAAGCAGCGCAGCTCCAGACCGTGTAGGCGTCGGAAGCCTTCTTGCCCATGCCCTTGCCGTGGCAAGCCCAGTTGCTGTGGGCAGCCACGGTGGTTTCGGTACCGCCTTGGCATACACCGGGAACTCGCAACAGGCAGCGGCGGCCTTTGGCCAAGGCCAGTAATGCGGGATTGCGGCAGGAATCGGCCTTTGGGAAAGGGGTGGGCCCAGTCCCACCGATTGACGCCACTACGGCACTGCTTTTCACTATAGATTTCATAGCTACTGGCGCACATCGCGCTTGGGCTAGAGGCCTATTTGACTCCGAAACAAGCGCACGGCTTACCCCTGGGCCCAACTTGCGGGCCCAGCCTGTACGCTTCATCGGTGTTCGCTTCACGGCTTCTCGATCCGCAGCTGGGCAAAGGCGATCGCGCGCATGTCCTTCAAGTGACTGCCAATGGCGTCCACCTGCCCTTCTGACTGCTTGCCCTGAGTGGGGCGAAAGCCTACGTTCCAAAGCTCGTCCATCAGGCTCTGTGCGCTCTCATAGTGCAGTTGCAGCATGGGTGGCGTCATTTCGTCGTCTTTCACATCCTGCATGACGACTGGCTGCGCAACGCAACGCTTACCCAATGATTGGAACTCTCCAACCATGTGCAAGCTGATGAAGCGCCCGAAGTTAACGCGCTCGGCGAAGAAGCGGAACCCGCTGCTCATGGCAGCACCACCCAGTCTTCAGCCAGCATGTCGGTCTGGGATGCCAGCCATGGAACAAAATGTTCGTCGGCGGTTTTCATGCCGATCCATGGAAGCGGCTTGAGGGCGGCATGCTGAAAGGCAACGGCGTCGGCCAGTTCTGCTGGAACTAGTTTCAGCCACATGCCCTTGCCGTTCCAGCCAGTGCGCGCGACTTTCTTACCCTTTTTGAGCGCGTCGAGTGCAAGTCCAAAAGTCAAGCCAGACGTTTCACGATAGGCTTCTTCGAACAAATCCTTGGGAGACCAGCTGACGTAGCCATTTGGGTAGACAACTTTGTATCCCTCTGTCTGGCTCGGCGATTCATCTGGACGATCCTCACGTTCGGCTTTGATGATTTTGGTTCCAATGTAGGTCTTCACGGCATGTCCTTTCAGTTGGTAATCAATGGTCCCTGTCATGGCTTTGCAGGATGGAATCCAGCATTTCTTGACGGGCGTTGGGTTTGAGGTGCTTCCAGAGGAAGCGCTGCGCACGAGGTTCGTGCAGGTAATCCACCATGGCCTTGTGCGCTTCGCGGATCTCGTCTTCGCTGCACTCAGCAAATCCGGTGCTTCGGGGTATGGCAACGGGCTTGTTGTCCTTGCCTGGCTCCCACTTCACAAAACCGGCGCCCACCTTCAACCAGTCGTGCAGCTTGTCGATGTGGCGGAATCGCTCCTGGCTGGAGAACAGGGTTTCCAGAATGGCGCGGTGCCGGCGGTGGAATGGGCCGCTACGCTCTTCTGATACGGCGATCTGAAAGCCTTCACCGGGTTCCGCAGCGAAGAATCGTCCCCACATCCGGCGCCAGCGCCCTTCGCTCTCGCGGTCCATACCCTTCACGTGATCGAACAGGAAGCGGCGAACTACATCCTTCTCGGCTTCTGGCATTTGGCGCAGAGGCACGACTGGGCACACCAAGATTGGGGAAGGCTTGGTCATGGCGTCACTTCCACAATCCGCAAAGTCAATCCTGCAAACTGGATCAGCATGCCCGCAGTCACCGGCTGATGGCGCAAAGCGGGAAACAGGTCCGCAGGGGCGTCAATGGACATGACAACCCGACTCCAGTTGCCTCGGCCTTTGGGCTTGAGGATGAGGATCATGGGCGATCCACCTTCACAAGGTATGAGAATTCCCATTCAGCTGGGTCACCAGCAAGGCCGGCACGCGATGGGTGGGGGTCAAACACGATTTGTCCATTGCATCCAACCACTGCATGGCTGACTCCGTTGCCGCGCGGGGAAGGTCCGGCAATCTCGTGATAGACATCCCCTACTTCACCAAAGAACAGAGCTCCGCAGCGCGCCGGCATGGTCAGGTAGGCATAGCCATGCTTTCGGCAGAAGGCCTGCAACATGTCCCAGTAATCGCTTGGATCGTTCTGCGCCAGCGCGAGGAAGTGGGGAACCTCATTGATCGGCAGCTCCAGCAACGAGGCCACAACAGCACGCTGGCAGTCTCCGAATTGACCAATTTCAGGGCGGTGGACGAACTCTTGGTCGACAGGCTTCATAAGACCTCCATCAAGGGATTGAAGATGGTCAATCCCAAGCGTGCGGCGATATGCTCTTCCAACTGAGCGCCCTTGCTGCGATCCCACCCGGGCAGTAGTCGAATGGCGTCACATGTCACCAGCTGGGCGATGTCGCGGCGCATGCATTCATGCCAGCTCATGGAGTGATCAGGGTTGATCTCGGCTGGGTTCACCACGTCGTGGCCAGCGGCTCTTAGCTTTGCGGCCTCTGCATGGAATGCTGGGAAGTTCAGGTCGGGCAAGCCTGTCATTGGCCCGGCGATGTAAATCCGCATTACGCCAACTCCTTCTGCATCCAGTGACCCAGCAGGATGCTTTCGGCGCGGTTATGGTGTTTTGCCAGGTTGATATCCCTGCAATGCGGATACAGCTGACGTGCGGTGGCCAAAGACTTTGCCTTCATCTGGGAAGGCGTAGCCTTCGGGCCAAAGGTGCTGGATTCGATCAGCCCGAAATACCGCTTCCACGTCTGAGGTTGGGCGTATGTCGGCTTCAAGCCCAGTAGCTCCAGCACCGTTTCAATGGCGCCCAGCGTACGCAAAAGGCTTCCTTGGGTCTGAATAGCGTTGTTCTTGCCGCCCATGGTGCCAACGGCTTCAATTACGGCTCGCGCTGACTCGCCGGCCGGGCAGTGCTGCAGCAGCAGCTTCTTGAATGCCACGGCGTCCAGCTTGGACTTCACCAGGGCCGTGGGGCCCACACCGGGAATAGGCATGGTCGGCAGGTCAAACACTGCGCGCAGGCCGTTGTGGTCTATGACGCTGCATGCGCCAGTTAATCCCGGATCTATCGCTATGCAAATCATGTTGTTGGCTCCTGAATCACTCTTCTGTCCTGCAGGTCTTGCAGGCGCTGGTCTTGGTCTGGGGTGCGGTAGAAGTCGATGACTTGGATGGGCTGCCATCCCCTTTGGTAGACCGTGGTATTGAAAATGCTGCGGCGCAGAGGCGTTTGCACTACGGCAAACGTGGGTACGGCCGGGGCTTGTGTGTTGGGGGTCTCGGTCATAGGTCTCTCCCCCGTCCAGTGCGTACCAGCGTGGTGGGAACTTCCATAGTTGCCGGCCAGCTGCTGAACCTGCTGTACTCACCTTCGAAAAACAGGTTCAGGTAGCCGGGCTCACCGTCACGCAGCTTTGCCAAGTGCCCGCGGGTGTAGTTTTTCCATTCAGGTCCGAGATCTGGCTTGCGGCGAAACGGACGGTCAAACAACAAGATGACGTCAGCGTCCTGCTCGATGGAGCCACTGTCGGCCAGGTCTGACACGCGCGGCATCGGGTCGACCTCCTTGTCCACTTCCCGCTTGATTTGGGCCAAGCCAATGACGGCACATCCCAATTCCTTTGCCAGCGACTTCAAGCCACGGCTGCCCTCTGCCAATTGGTAGGTCCGCGGAGCCTTAGGGTCGCTGCCTTTAAGCAGCTGCAAGTGGTCCACGATGATCAGCCCTAGCTTTCCGCGCTTGCGGTGCAGTGACCGTGCACGGGAGCGGATCTGATCGATCGACATCCCGCCTATGTCGTTGATGTCGTAATGCATCCTCCGCATTTCTTCCGTTGCATTTGAAATACAGGTCCATTCGAAGTCATTGAGGCGCTCAGGGTGGTTCAACTTGCTGAAGTGCACACCACTCAAGCCAGACAGCATTCGCTGGCGTTCTTTCCGTTCAGCCATCTCCATAGAAAACTCACCCACGGGATAGCCGGCCTTCGCTACATTGATGCCGATGGTCTTTGACAGCGCAGATTTGCCGTGCCCAGACCGTGCACCTATGACCACGAAGTCACCTGGGCGCATGCCGCCATCGAGTCGACGGTCAAGCTCATCCAGTCCGGTGGGGATAACTTCGTCTTGGCCTCCGTCCATGAGGTGTTGAATGCGGTCCATGACCTTGCCGACACCTTCTTCCATTGAAGTCCACTCGTCTTGGCTACCTGCGCGGCGCGATTCGCTGATGGCCAAGAGCTGGCCCTGGGCCTTGTCAAGCAGCTGCTCGACTGTGGTGCCTTGTGGGTTGAATGCGCTGCTAGCAATCTCGTCGCTGGTGGTGATCAGTTTGCGCATGACCGAGCGCTCTCGTACGATCTCGGCATACCGGCGGATGTTTGCCGCGCTAGGCACGTACTGAGCCAGACTGTTGAGATAAATGAGGCCGCCGGCATCTTCCACCGTGCCTTGGTTTTGCAGGTGACCAAACACTGTCACAACATCGGCGCCCTTGTTGCTGTTCACCAGTACGCCAATGGCTCCGAAAATCAGGCGGTGCTCATGGCGGTAAAAGTCCGCTTCCAGCAGGATGTCGCTCACACGGTCCCATGCGTTGTTATCCAGCAGCAAAGCGCCCAGAACGCTGGATTCAGCCTCGATGCTGTGGGGTGGCACGCGCAGGCTTGCGAGGTCATGTTCGCTTATCGGGAAAAAGTCAGTACGGGCGTTCATGCTGGCACTCCACGGTTTTCGTAGTTGCCCTGCACCACTTTCATGAAGTTTTCGCGCTTCATGAGCCAGGCGAGATCAAACTTTCCACGACCAGCACGACCTGTCAGAAAGTCGGACTCTTCAACCTTCTCAAAAAACAGGCCGAACCATTCGATTGCCTCAGCAGCAGAGGTGGCATAGCGCTCACCGTTCTCGCGGACGGTCTCCGGCGAAAGCAGCCACTTCCAGCGCTGGCGCATGGCCTCTGCGCCTTGGCTTTCCTTCCACAACTCAATGCGGGGTTTTGGCAGTGACGTGCAGCGGGCGACGAAAAGGGCAACCAACTGCTGGACAGGGCATGGCGGACACGACGGCTGCGGAGCTGCCGGCAAAGACCCGTTAGGGTCTGGTATTCCTGATAGTTGTCCCTGTCCCTTTCCCTGTCCCTTTCCCTTAAGAGCGTTTAACGCCGGAATTCCAATTGATTCCGACGGAAATTCCGTCGGCTTTCCGGCGGAAATCCACTGCTGTATCGGTGGAATATCAATAAGCTTCTCTCCGCGTTCCGCACGCGCTTTGTTTGCTTTTCGAGTCCTGTCCGCCAACCTTTCGTAGGCATGTTGAAGCTTGCCTTGCCAAGCCTCATTAGCCTTTTCTGCAACAACAGGGTGATACCAGCGGCCATCAGAACAGAGCACCCAGCCACGCAGAGCCCCGTCGCGTTCTTTCAACCATTCCTTCACCACGCGGCCATAACCAGCCAAGTTGGCCAGGACGCGATCATCATTTGGTAGGCTTGCAGCCGGCAGCTGGTGCCAGCTTGCGCACCACAACATTACGGCTGCGCGAAACGACTCGGCCGATTCGGTAGCCGCCAGATCAGAGTCGCGCAGCCGGACAACGTCTAGTGGCATGAATGCAAAGTCCCGCAGATCGCAATCTTCAGGTGTCATCGGGCTGGGTGTTGTTGTGTTCACAGATCGCCCAACCCTTCACGCATCGCACGCGCATAACTTTCTGGCGCCGGCTTGCCCGAGTTTTTATCCAATGCGTCAGAGAACCGCTTGATCTCTTCATGCACTACCCAACGCGGCGCCTTACGAAGGGCTGAGAGCAGTGCGAACGTGTATTCCAGGTCTAAGTGACGTTCCAATTCACTGGCGACCTCACCAATGGCATAGATATATGGGCCATCCTCAAAGACTTGTGAGAAATCCAAGCTCCGTTTGCCATTGGCCCAGCCGGCCAGGAGGAGGCGTGCGCTGTCAATGGAGCCCGGTCCGTCTACTGGCAACTTGGCAGTGACGTCGCGCAGCAAACCTTGTTCCAAGTGCATGGTGTCGTGGCACTCTTCGCACAGAGTCACCAGTTCATCGTTGGGGTATTCCCACGCCATCCGACCTTTGGCGTACTGTTTGTGGTGCACGTGAAGAGTTGATTCCTTGTCGCAGCAAAGCTGACAAGAGAAATCATCACGCTGCAAAATTTCCAAGCGCTTGCGCTGCCAGTTAGGGTGCAGCAGTTGTTCTTTGTAAGTCATCGTCGCCATATGCATCTCCGATATGCCCGGCAAAAAGGACATCGGCAGAGCGGGCCGGAAGACCGCCTTTTCGGTAGCGAACCTAGCCGCGCCTGAAATCAATTTGTTGCTCCAAGAAGTTCAGAGCGATCCACTTCTCCGGCAGCAGCGAAGTAGCACTCACCTTGGGATGTTTCAGCGGCAATACGAAGCTGCCGACGTGCCACAGTTGCTTTGTTCATGGCGCGCATGTGGTCACGTGCTGCAGCTCGCTTGCCACGGGACATTGCCAGTTCGAGACGTTTGCCAGCGAGCTGGGCCTTCAAGTCCAGAATCTGGTCGATGATTTGGTGTTCGGGCTTCATACAGCACCCCGCGTAGCTTTGAGGATGACTACTGACACACTGGTGCCGGCAAACTCGTTGTCATAGGGGCCGTGCCATTCAATGGCCAGCCCGGGTAACGTGAAGCTGTTGCGAGCGTTGGCGGGCAAGATGGCCACCAGAACGCCCTGGTCGCGCAGCATGGAAGCGGCATGCTGTGTATGAGCCTGCCACCGGCCTTCGGAGAACGGTGGATTCATCACGATGCGATTGAAGGCCCCAGCCTTCCAGTTCAAGAAGTCTGCTTGCTGGGTGCTATAGCCCTTTGACTCCAGCACCTTGCAATGCAGAGCGCTGATTTCCACGCATTCGGTGCGCTCTTTGGGTAGCAAGTCGGCCAAGCCCCCAACACCAGCGCTAGGCTCCAGCACGGTGTGACCTTCCTCAATGGCAGCCAAGTCCACGGCAATACGGGCCAGCGATTCAGGTGTGGGGTAAAACTGGTGGGCCTTCTGGTCTGGAATGCAGCCGCTGGCCACAATCTCGTCAAGCACTTCGCGTGGGTGGTAGTCGAAGGCAAAGTGCCATCCATTAGCGCAAACAGTGGCGCCGATTGCCTTCAGAACCTTGATGGCCTCAGCTGCTACCGGTGAATCCTTGGCAGTAGACAAATTGTCGAAGCGGTAGGTGTTCTCCAGTGTCCGATAACGCTCTGGCCAGTCTGGCTTTACTCGCTCCGTGGCAGGGCGCATGCTCCCCAGCAAAGCCAACACCGGGAAAGGTAGTGGCCTGGCCATCATCACAAAGTCCTTGAACTTGCGCTTCGGCTTTTGCCGGAACTGTGCGGGGATAGCCAGCGGATACAGGTTTGCCAGAATGCTGTTGAGGCGCCACGCCATGTCTGGGTGGACTTCCATGTGCGCCGTACCCTTCTTGTAGAGCCGGATCTTCATGGCGCCGCCATCGATAGAGACCCATTGGCCCCAGCGACGTTTCAAGATTGGAATGAGGTCCGAGGTGGCATGCCAGCCAGGCTCTTTACGGCCCATGAACTTGGCCACCACACAGCGCAGATCGTTGATAAGGCCGCAGGTGCTGCTGTCCGTGGTGTCATAGGCTGACAGCACACGGGCGATGATCATGCGCTTGCCAAAGCCCTCTGGCGCATTGGTGACGTGCTCACCACTCAAGCCACGGAAGATTCCGTCCACACGCTCGGCTAGAAACTGTGAGCGCATGTTCAGCAATTCCACAATGGTTGGGCGCACAGCCTCTTCGGTGTAGTCCGGTGCGGTCTGCTCCCGAATAGTCTTGTTCCATTCGTCGCGGCGCTTCTGTGGCATCAGGTCCAGAACGTCGGTCAGAGCCAGAGTCTTAGACCAGTACGCTGAGTTCAAGCATGCGACTGCGCCTTTGACATCAAACAAATAGCGGGCGGCGACGGTGTACCGGCCATTGCCGTGTGGGTCTTTATTGCCATCTAGGAAGTACTCCAGAGCCGCCATGTTTTCACCGGAAACATGCTCAGACAGTGCTTCAATGCGGGCGCGCATTGCCTTGTACTGGCCCAGCAGCTCATTGAAGATGTCGCTTGAAACAGGGGCGAAGAACTGGGCTGACTCGTCCACCAGTTCAACGGCAGCTTGCTCCATCATGTGCGCGCCGCTCATTGCGACCTCGCCTCATTGCGTCGACCAATGATCTTGAGAGTCTTGTCGCGGTCGGCCCGATTCGAGATTGCAATATTGCTCGGGGCGTTCTTGCGCAGGATTTCCTCTTCGGTCTTGGGGCGTGCGCGCTTGATGTCGCGGTGGCCAGCAATAGCCGACGCCTGACCAGCCCAGTTGAAAGGATTTGTCTTGGCGCTCATGGCTTGGCCCCCTTCTGGTCCAGAGCTGGCCCTGTCCCAAACAACGCCTCACGCTTACTCTTCGCTGCATCCATCTGAATGTCAGTGAAAGTCTTCCCATGAACCACCTGGTAAATCCAGTCACGCAGCGCCCCGGAGGTATCCGTTCCCGCTTCACGTGTTTTGCGACGGAATTTCTCAGCTGTTTCGAGATCGACGTGCGTCTTCAGACATTCGTCAAGCAAGCCCATGGGACTGGCACCAGCCCGTGCCATGAAGGCATCGTCATCAAAGTCTGTTTGTTCGGTGGTCATGTTGTCTTGGTAGTTTTTGTTGGGAGGGTTGCCCGCGTGGGCGGGCGGTCAGGCTGGACTCAGCTCTGCTTGGCGATAGCTGTAGTACGTTTGGAACCAGAGGTGATTCGCTGTTCCGAACTCGTAGGGATTGGCGGTTTCATGAGGCTCCCCACGGTCGGCAGCGGCGTGGGCCAGCTCCCTGATTTCGTGAGGGGTCAAGTTGTCAAGGCGCTTGATGGCGTGCATTCAGGCCTCGCTTGCTACAGTTTCAGTAGCTGGCTGCGCAGTGGTGGCGGTTCCTTGAGGAACTTCAGGAGCGCCTTCCTTGCCGATGAGTTCTGGCCAATGGCGAAACCAGTCTTCGCGCAAAGTCCAACGGCGAACCTGATAGCTAGATTCGCGCTCAATCAAGACAGCCAAGTCAGTAGCACACGGCTTGATGCCGTACATGACGTTCTGAAGGTGTCCCTTGCTAGTCTCACAACGAGCAGCAAACAACTCACGCTCCGACTTGCTCAGCGGGGTAATAAAGGTTTTAAGGTCCATGGCGCATTAAACCAGATGGTTTAATGCAAGTCAACACCATACGGTTTTGATCGTTTGGTTTACTGCGAACATGAGCGACGAAGCACTTATTCGAAGAACAAATCTCAAGGCACTTGGACTCTCGCCTGGAGAGCTAGTTACCCGGATCGGAAAGAGCTATCAATACTGGCGTGACTTAATGGAAACCGAAAAGTCGTTCGGAGAGAAGGCGGCCAGAAACATAGAAGAGAAGTTAGGGCTTCAAAGAGGGCAGCTGGATCAAGCTGTGCCTTTTAAATCTGACGAGTCGATCGACCCCGCGCCACAAGAGGATGGAGAGTCAGCATCTAAATGGCCATTTCAGCTGGTTGATCAAGACCTCTACCTAACTCTCAGCGAGCCAGAACGCTATCAAGTGCAGACTCACATGCAAGATGAGATCAAGGCCATTCTTGCTAGTCGCCGACTAAACGGCACGTCCAGCTAACCCTGCCGTTCAAAATTTATCTTGCACACAGCAGTGAATCGCCTGAAATTGTCCAATCAAAAACAATTAGAGCTAATTTCTTGAGGATTGTTAAATAGCCTTGGTTTGGGAATATTCCCTACAAACACCTCGGTGCTTTCATGAAAAACTTAATTCTTGTCGCAGCTCTTGCAGCTGTAGCGGCTAGCGGAGCTATTGCCGGTACGCATTCGGTAAGAGGCTATTTCAAAAAAGATGGAACGTATGTCGCTCCGCACATAGCGACCAATCCAAACTCCACCAAAACTGACAACTACAGCTCTCAGGGCAACATCAACCCTTACAACGGCAAAGAGGGAAAAGTTGACCCTTACGCGCCCAAGATATGTAGCACTGACACGAATGGCAGCTATGTCTGCCGATGAGATTCGATTTGTTTTCCTGCAATCAATGTGTATTCAAGGTGCTATGGGAAGTTCCTGCTAAACAAAGGGATGATTTGTTTATGAAGTTATCTCAAACCGCTATCACCAATCTGCTACTGACATTGATTGCGAGCTTGCTTTTTGTGATCGCATGGCAACTTAATGAACAAAGGCCGATTACGCGTAAAGCCTTGGAAGCCGCCATCGATGCAAAAGACGAAAAAGAAATTGAGGATTTGATGAAAAAAATAACTCTGGTTCGTATTGCCAACAATACATTGGATGTGAATGTTGAAAACAATGTTATCGACGTCGAGATAAGAAACTGGCATGAAATGGAGCGATGACGTGCTTTTGCGCGCTCTGATCATTTGCGCCTCTGCACTGACAGTAGGCTGCTCTAAGTCTGACCACCCAACTGAATCAGATAGCAAGGCTAGACGTGCACAACGCGAGCAGGCCGTACAAGCCGCGATCAACGCTGGACCCCAAACCCGCAGCTGGCAGACTCCCGAGGGCACTGTCATTGAATTGATCATTCCAAAGACAAGTGGGCGCTTGCTGGAATCACAGCGTTGCGTAGTTTGGCGCGATGCTGTCACCAACACTTCTGCACTGCACTGTGACCGTGAAGAGATTGATCTGCGGCACCTCGAAAGCGATCCACCCGAAGTGGAACGTTGAATCCGCACACGACGGAAGACGTTGGACCGCACCCATGCGGAACGTGGGATACAAAGGAGTTCGTATGAAAGTTCTATTTGCAGAGCTGTTGCTGGCAACGTCCAGCTTGGCTCTTTCTCACTCTGGCGGGACCGACTCCGATGGGTGTCATACCAACCACAAAACCGGAACTCGCCATTGCCATTGATGTAAAGCCTTCGCATCCCCTGCCACATCCGTTGGTGGACGTAACCCACCAGTGCTTGCAAGCCGGTGGCAGGGGAAGCGCCGTGGAATTAGCTACTCCACGGATCGGCGGCCAAGTGACCGGTGCGGGCGCGACGCCAATCCGAATCACGTAACCGCCAACAAACGCAAACCTAACGGCAAGCGTTTGGGCGCCCAACGCTTGCCCAACATGAGACGGAAGAATCATGATCAAGCTAACGTTGGTGGTGAAGATCACCGGCAAGCAACTGGTGGAGCTGGCCAAGCTCCTAGCTGTGTTGCTGTTGCTGGTGTAGCGCTTCACCTTTCTATGGCGGGTCGGGACTGTCCCGGCCCGCTCATAGTTCTTTCATTCTTTCCTTTGCCCCCGAGAGGGCTTCTAGTTTCATCTGCGTCCCCCGTCCAACTCACCAAGATGAATTCCCTACAGGCTTCGTAGGCGAGCCTCAAGCTCGGTCAGAGGTCTTGTCCTTGCAGTGAGTTTCCCGCCTAAGCCGGTTCCGGCCGGCGGATACTCCACCAACTCTTCGACGTGGTCGTCACGAATTATGGTTGTCACCATTACCCCATTGGGCCATTTACTTTCAATCACGATTTCCTGATCACTAGCTTCTTTTGACATGACATCATTTCGCCACCTTCGGGTGGCTTTTTTACGTCTGGTGAAAAGATTGTAGCAAACTAAACCATTTGGTGTTGACTAAATAGAAACCATCTGGTTTAATTCCCCCAAGTCGCAAACAAACAGCCGGGAACCGAGGGGAAGCGATACGAACCCCGAACCCACCAGGATGCAGAGGGAAGGCACCGGCTGTTTGTGAGTGGCTTGGAGAGAGCAGATAGGTGGTGAATGCGCAGTGCTGATGCGCAGTTGTGGCAATGTCACTGCAAGCAAACGAACGCCAAGCCGGGGATCAGCGCCGGCCATCACCTACCTGCCCTCTCCAAGGTGGGAGCCATGTTGCAAAGGGTTGATTTATTCCATGTGAGCGGGCCTGAAGGCTGGCACTTTTGGAGGATTTCAGGCCTTTGCAACTGGCTCCCGGTTCAACCACTTGGGAGCAGCATCTTGGATCAAATCACTCTGGGGCTTTTGAATGCCTGCAAGGCCGCCTTGCCGCATTTCAACAATCCCAAATCCCTCGTACGGCATCAGCTGCAGTCCGCGATTGCAATGGCTGAGTCAGGCCATGTACCCCGGCGCCCCTTGTCTGAAGTCCTGCAGCGTGAAGCAGCTGCAGTTGGTGCACCTTTGGACGCAGAGTCTTTGGAGCAGGCATCGTGAGCGCACAGAACAACGGCGGACCGGCCTTTCCGACACTGGAAGAGCACGGATTCAACCAAGGCATGCCCGGTATGTCTTTGCGCGATGCATTTGCGATTGCGGCGGTGCAGGCAGTTCCCATGCCACAAGACCAGTTGCATGACATTGCTCCTGTCTATGACCGCATTGCACGTCACGCCTACAAGATGGCCGACTCAATGTTGGAGGCTCGCAAGTGAACGCCAGTCTGCCCCCCACATTGGCCCGAGCCCTCGCTTGCATGGCCCCGCCCTCTTCCATCGTTCACCAGATCGTGAGCGAAGACCAGGCAAAGCGGATTGACGCTGCCATGCTGGCCGACAAGAAGCAGGACGGCTACGGCCGCCGCTTGGAAGCCAATGCCATGCGCCTGCAGTTGGCCGACAACGCTCGGCAAGGACACGCAGCATGAACGCGCGTGCCCTTCTGGTCCTTCAATGGATTCGGAACATGAACTCCGATGACCAATTCTCCGCAGGCTACACGGTGGGCTTCCTGCGCGCCATCGATTCTCAGATGGAAGCATGGGAGAGCGCATACCTGAACAACGTGCTGAGAGCACGTCAGCGAGGCATCACAGCATGAGCCTGTTCCCCTCACTGACCTACTTGCGCGAAGCCATGAACACCGTCAAGGCGGGTCGTTTCGAGCTCGTGCGCGCCAGGTGGCTTGGACGCCCCTTCTCCACTGAAGTCGCGGGTATCCGTTATTCGTTCATCGACTACCGCGGCAAGGTCTATTTCGTAAAGAAAGAACCTGTCATTGAGCAACTTGAGGCCTGCCCCAAGAACTGCTCAAAGGCCGGTATGTGCCTCAGCAATGACTGTGAATGCCCATGTGCTGACGCCGATCGCGTGAGCACACCAGAAGAGCGAATCACCCTCGCTGTAGGCATCGGCTGCGCAGTCAGCTTTTTCATTCTGGCGATTGTCTTCGCCGTCATGGGAGCCAATCAATGAAGCTTTACATCGTCCGCATTCCGGGCTACCGGTTCACGGTGAGCGCCAGCAGCAGCTGGGATGCCATCACTCAAGTGCAACGAGAGTTCATCGCTCCACGTATCAGCGCGAGGCCGGCATGAGCGCCAGCACCGCCCAATACAAATGCCAGAACTGCAAGGGCCTGTTCACCGCGCGAACAGCGGATCGCGCTCGCGGATGGGCTCGCTTCTGTTCGAAGTCCTGCAAGGCTATCAAGCAGGAAAGCCGAACCCACCAGCACCGCGACTACTGGCATCGACGAGATCAGTCAGACAGTGGTCTGTGCTTTCCGTCACATGCCGAGGGAGACGTCCAATGAAGCGCTACCTCAAACGCCTACGCGAGCTGCGGTACCGAATTGCCAATTTCCGCTACTGGCGCGGCAAGGGACTCCCCATCCGCCGTGCCTGGACCAAAGCAGACCTGACCCTTTAACCACCACCAAACCACCAACTGAGGCAACAAGATGAATAACGAAGTAGCAACCCAAAACAACTTCTCACCGGCAGTAATACCTCAAGGAATCGAGTCCGCGTCTAGCGCTGTAGCCGCCCAGGCAAAAGCCATGGTCGAGTCCCGCTACATCATGGCGATGCGCAACCCACGCAACTGGGATCAAGTGCGCTTGGACTTGATTAAGGAATGCCGACGCCCCTCCTTTGCGGACAACAAGAGCACCTACTACATCAAGCCTATCGGCGAAGGCGTTGAAGGCTTGGGTATTCGTTTCGTGGAAGTCGCCCTGCGCTGCATGAAGAACGTGCTGGTTGAAACCACCATGATCTTTGAAGATGAAATGAAGGAAGTGCACCGCGTCAGCGTCACAGACCTTGAAGCCAACATCACATATCCATTGGACGTGCGTGTCAGCAAGACTGTGGAACGCAGCAAGCCCAATGCTGACGGCTCGTTCATCAGCGTTCGCAAGAACAGCAAGAACTACAACGTCTATACGCTGCTAGGTACTGATGACGACATCTTGAACAAGCGCGGCGCCCTGATTTCCAAGGCCATCCGCACCATCGGCCTGCGCATCATCCCAGGCGACCTGTGCGATGAAGCCGAGCAGATCATCAAAGCCGTTCGCTTGGACAGTGCGGCTAAAGACCCCGATGCGGAGCGCCGCAAGATCGTTGATGCATTTGCTGAGATTGGCGTCAATGCCACCGACCTGACCAACTACCTAGGCCACGCAATTGCTCAGTGCGCTCCAGCTCAGATCGTGAAGTTGCGCGGCATCTACGGTGCCATCCGTGATGGTGAGTCCACATGGCAATCCGTGATGCAGAACAAGGCTGAACAGGCCGGAGCTGCAGCGGGTGCAGCCGGTGAAAAGCAACTTCCAGCGTGTAGCCAGGAGTCGTTCGACAAGAACAAGGCCGGCTGGATGAAGGTCATCAAGGACGGGAAAAAGACTGTCAATGACCTGATTGCCACGATTCAAACCAAGGAGCTGTTGTCCGACGAACAGCGCATGGAAATCGCGAGCTGGGCAACAGCCGTAAGCAATGAAGGAGCAGCACAATGATCACCAGCAACGTAAAACAGGGTTCGTCGGCATGGCTGGAGCTGCGCCGCACACACGACACAGCATCCGAAGCCCCTGCAGCCTTGGGAGTCTCCAAGTACACAAGCCGCACTGCGCTGATGCACCAAAAGTTCACCGGTGAAGTTGAGATCGTCGGTAGTGCAAAGCAGGCGGTATTTGATCTCGGCCATGAGGCGGAAGACTTAGCACGCCCCTTTGCCGACAAAATCATCGGGGCTGACCTTTACCCCACTACCGGCACGCTAGAAGTGGATGGTCTGAAGCTGCTGGCCAGCTTGGACGGCGCCACCATAGATGAAGAAATCATCTGGGAACACAAGCTCTGGAATGCCAGTCTTGCTGAAGATGTCCGTAACGGGACACTGGACCCACATTACACGGTCCAAATGGATCAGCAACTTCGTGTCAGTGGCGCCAAGAAGTGCCTATTCATGGTGTCTGACGGTACTGAAGAGAACATGGTGTGGTGCTGGTATGTCACATCAGAGGAAAAGCAGTCCGCCCTAATCGCTGGCTGGAAGCAATTCAATGCTGACTTGGCACTCTATGTCCCACCCGAAGTAATCGTGCCTCCCGTGGCCGCTCCTCAAATGGGCCTGCCAGCCGTTGCCATCCAAGTGAATGGCTCCATCAAGCTGGTCGACAACCTAGACAAGTTCGGTGCTGCCCTGACCGCCTACGTTGAGCGCATCAATAAGAAGCCCGAGACGGATCAAGACTTTGCGGACTTGGAAGCCACCGTCAAGACGCTGAAGAATGCTGAGGAAGCCTTGGACGCCGCTGAATCCAGCGCCCTAGCCCAAACCGACAGCATTGACGCAATGCGCAAGACTGTGGCCCTGTACCGCGAGACTGCGCGCACAAACCGTCTGCTGGTTGAAAAGCTGGTCAAAGCCGAGAAGGAGAACCGCCGCACTTCCATCGTGAGCGAAGCAGCTGCCGAGCTGGTTACCCACGTCAAGAAGTTGAACGAGCGACTGGGCAAGCCCTACATGCCATCCATTGCCGCCGATTTTCAAGGCGTTGTGAAGGGCCTGAAGAGCTTGGACAGCATGAAGGACAAAGTGTCCACTGAGCTGGCACGTTGCAAGATCGCTGCCAACGAGTCCGCGGACCGCATCCAAGCCAACCTGACCACACTGCGCGAACTGGCCAGCGAGCACACCTTCTTGTTCGCTGATACAGCCCAGCTGGTGCTCAAGGCCAATGATGACCTGACAGCTCTGGTCAAGTCTCGCATTGCCGATCAAAAGGCCGCTGAAGCCAAGCGCGAAGAAGAAACCCGCGAACGCATCCGCGCCGAAGAGCAAGCCAAGGCCGCGCGTGCCGTGCAAATTCAGAGCCGTATCGAAGCTTTCGCTGTGGCAGGTGAGCCCCTGGACGTGCGCACTGCAGACGAACTCGCTTCAATTATCCGCACGGTGTCTGCAACCGTGCTTTCAGCCGACCTGCTGGATGATCGTGTTGCAGATGCACAAGCCGCCAAAGATGCGGCACTGAAGCGCCTCAATGATGCGTTCTATGCAGCTTCTCAGAAGGCCAATGCCGCTGCAGCCGAGGCGCGTGCCGCCGAACCTGCGCCACTGGTAGCGCCGGCAGTACCAAACGTCACCCATGAAGCCGTGGTCAGTTTGATGCCCGCCACCGTGCGCCAGGCCATGGCACCCAAGCCTATTGGTGAACCCACTCTGAAGGTGGGCGAGATCAGCGAAAGGTTGGGATTCATTCTCACAGCTGATTTTCTAAAAACACTCGGATTTGAACCAACAACAGTTCGGGCCGCGAAGCTATTTCACGACGAAGACTTTCCTGCAATTTGCAATGCGCTTATTGCACACATCAACGATGTCGCTGATCAGTACATCGAGGCGCTGGCATGAGCAATCAAGCATTGAATTCGTTACCAGAGGTCTCAAGGTTGCAGGCACTTCTTTGGTATGACTCAATCGGCGGCCAATTGATCCGACGAGTTTCTGCTGGTAGATGGGGACGAATTCCGGCAGGAGCGATTGCTGGAGTGATGCGCGCCGACGGCTACCTACTGGTACAGGTCGATGGCATCAAGCTCTTGGCGCATCGAGTCGCCTTCGCAATAGCGAACGGTCAATGGCCTGTTGGCCAAATTGACCACATTGATGGCAATCGATCTAACAACCGACTACTGAACCTCAGAGACGTTGAGCCAGCAACCAATTGCGAGAACCAGCGTTACGCGAGGGGCAGCACAAAAAGCGGAATTTTGGGCGTGCGCCCAATGCGAGGCCGCTGGGCTTCATCAATAAAAGTTCGTGGTGTCCGCCACCACCTTGGAACCTTTGACACACCTGAACTAGCGAGTGCCGCCTACCTCGCAGCTAAGCGCGAATTGCACCTAGGCAACACCCTTTGACAGCCCACCCATCGGAGATCACCATGACCAAGACATTTACACCACCTCAACCCTACAGCGATGAACCACGCCCAGCCATCGCACTGACACCAGTCGTCAGTAACCAAGTGGCAGCAATTGGCTACGACGAAGCCAGTCAAACGCTGGCTGTCACTTTCACCCGTGGCCAGGGTGCGATCTACCACTACCCCAACGTCAGCAAAGAAACCTGTGAGGCCTTTGTGACCGCCGAGTCCATCGGCAAGTACTTCGGCCAGCACATCAAGAACCTGCCCTTCATCAAGTACCCGGCCGAGCCAGTGCCCGAGTCCGAGGAAGGCCCACAAAGCGATGTCGCTGCTGCTACCGGTGGCTTGGCTCAAACGGCTGTTGAAGCCTGAACCCGTTCCCCACTCCCGAAAGACAAACAACATGAGCCAAATCAAACAAGGCAAGTTCGAGTTCCCCAACGCTATCAGCGTTCAGATGCTCAACGTCAATCCCCGCAAGGAACTGCATGGCGAAGAGCATGTGCAAGCAGTGGACCTAAGCTTCAAAGCTGACTTCCCCAACACGGTGTTGGATGAAATCTTCTGCCCAGGTCTGCGTGAAGCCTTCTACTTCAATGCTGCCGGCGATGCTGGCCAAGAGCGTATCGAAGGCCTGCCAGAGACTCTGCCTAACCTGCGTTTCTCCAAGCTGAATGGTCAGCGCTACACATGGGGCGGCAAAGACAAGTTGGTCGGATACGTGCTGCGCTTGGAATATGGCTTGGGCGACTCCATCAGCAATATCGAATTGGAGCTGTGCAAGGTCTCAGGCCGTGTGTTTGAAGTCAAGGAAGGCGGCACCGTTACCGTTTACTGGAAAGTCCAGAACGCCAGCGATCGCCTAGACATGGAGACATGCGGAAAGCTGGTGCTGCTGGCCGGTGATGAAGTCACCATGAGCTTGGTAGCACCTACCGTCTACCAAGAAGAGACCGTCAAGGACATCGAGAACCCCTTCATTGATCCAGACCCTAAGCCGTTGGAAGGCCAAGCGGGTGATGGAAGTGAAGCCCAGACCGGATGGCCATTCCCACAGACGCCTGAAGAGGCATTGGCCGGCGCTGCTGCGGACGCTGAGTAAGCAATGACACGGACGCCTGAGGCAGAGATGCTGCGATTCACTGCCCGGGTGTTCCTCAACGAAGCCCGCCGCCGCGGCCGTAACTCCACATTTGCCAAGACCTTGATTCAGTGGGCACGCAATGCCCGTCGCCGTTCCTTGTCTCTGGTGCTGAAACCCAAACAAAAAGAGCTTTTCTGATGACAACAAAAGAAATCCTGCATGGCCACCTCTTCTGTGGCATCGGCGCCGGAGCCGCCGGCTTCAACAAGGCAAAACCCAGCGTGGGAACTATGCAAGGTGTCTTCCGCTGCGTGGGCGGCATTGACGTCGACCACGAAGCCATTGCCGACTTTGGCCGCCTCACCGGTTCTCCAGGCACTGTGCTGGACCTGTTTGACCGCAGCCAGTACATCGACTTCCATGGCCGCGAACCTGCAGCTGACTGGCGCGAAGCTGGCACGGCCGAGATCCACAAAGCCTTCGGCTATGAGCGCCCCCACATCGTGTTCCTGTCGGCACCTTGCAAGGGTTTCAGCGGTCTGCTGTCCCAGGCCAAAAGCCTGACGAACAAATACCAGGCGCTTAACCGTCTCACCCTGCGCGGCGTCTGGCTGACGTTGGAGGCCTACAAAGACGATCCCGTGGAGATGGTGCTGTTTGAGAACGTGCCCCGCATTGCCACGCGCGGCCGGTACCTGCTGGACCAAATCTGCAGCTTGTTGCGCAGCTACGGCTATGCCGTGGCTGAAACCACTCATGACTGCGGCGAGATTGGTGGCTTGGCCCAGAGCCGGAAGCGCTTCCTGTTGGTTGCCCGTCACCAGGACAAGGTGCCTCCATTCCTATACGAACCAGCAAAGAAACCATTGCGCGCTGTCGGTGACGTACTGTCCCGCCTGCCAATGCCCGGCGCAACGCTTGGTGGCCCTATGCATCGTATCCCTGCCCTGCAGTGGAAAACATGGGTACGGCTGGCCTTTGTTGAAGCTGGCAGCGACTGGCGCAGCTTGAACAAGCTGGCTGTAGAGGACGGCCAGCTGCGGGACTACTTGCTGGTGCCGGAAATGCGCGGCGGCCTGCTGGGTGTGAACCAGTGGGATGAATCCATGGGCACTGTGACCAGCCGTGGACTGCCCACCAATGGCAACTTCTCCATCGCGGACCCACGCTTTGACCCGTCAGCCAAATGGATGGACGGCCAAGCCTATGGCGTCCGGAAGTGGGAAGAAAACACCGGCGCAATCGCGGGCCAGCAAAGCCCCGGGCAAGGCGCCTACAGCGTGGCGGACCCACGCCATGCGGGCCCCGCCAAGCACTCCAACGAATTCCGCATTGTCCATTGGGACCGTTCCGCTCAGGCTGTCACCAGCGCCCACGGTACCGGACAAGCTGTTGCGGATCCGCGCAAATGCGGAGAGTCGTTTGGCAAATATGCAGTGACAGACTTTGCTGAGCCGGCCGGCACCGTCATCAGTGGCAGCACCACAGGCCAAGGCGCCGTCGCTGTAGCAGACCCCCGTCCCAACCTGAAGCGCGGTAAAGGTGACCACTACCTGACCGGCGGCCACTACGGTGTTGTTGGCTGGGACCAGACCAGCTACGCGGTGGCCAGCGCTGCAAATCTGGACAACGGCCACTGGAGCCTTGCAGACCCACGCCCCATGCCTGCTGCCGACGAGAAGCTGGTGTGCCGCATCACAGCCCTGGACAACACCTGGCACCGGCCGTTCACCACGCTGGAGCTGGCCGCCCTGCAATCGCTGTTCGATCCTGAGGACTGGTTTAGCCCTGAAGGCGGCTTCTTCACCCTGGCCGGCAACAGTGACCAACGCTGGCGCGAAGGCATCGGCAACGCTGTGCCCAGCGATACCGCCACGGGCATTGCCGAAGTCATGGGCGAAACCCTTTTGTTAGCTTGGACAGGTGAGACGTTCCAGCTATCTATGAAGCCCATCTGGGTACAACCTTTCGCTGTAGCCATCAGCGTGCAACAAGGAGCAATGGCATGACCCAATACACCAAATGGAACCAAGAGCAGATCACGAAGCTGCGCGGTTTGATCGAAGGTGGAGCCACCTACGAAAAGGCAGCTACAGCACTGGGTATCTCAGACACCAGTGTGTACAAGGCCTGCAAGAAGTTTGCTATCAGCCAACCCAAAAAAGAAAGCTCCGTAAGCCGCATTTTGGAACTCTGTGTCAGTCCCAAAGGCATGAGCTCCGTGGAGCTCTCCAAAGCGATCGGTACAGGACGTTTCCAAGTCAACAAGCATTTGAAGTCTCTGACTGATGCTGGCAAGCTGCACAGGGCGGGAATCTGCAACTTCTTCCGCTACTTCACGACGGCAGAGGCTGCTAGCGCGCATGACGCCGAGATTGAACGCGAGCGCATGCGAAAACTCGAAGCTCGACGCGAAAGAGAAAAAAACAATGCTCCCCTGCTAAGCCAACGGCGAAGCGAGCAGCGAAAGCGGCGGGCCGAGTTGGCGAAGCAGGCAAAGGCGGCTATGCCCATTGCGGAACCCAAACCAATGATCAAGTCACCGGAACCGGTGATTGCATGGAATGGCAATGTGAAAGTGGTGACTATCCCTACCCCACCTGGGCGCTTCGACTTTACGCCGCCAGAGGGATGGCGCGGACAGATCACACACGACTGGATGAATCGCCGGTCGCAGGGAGCAGGCGCATGACACATATCTCAAAAATCATGCCGGTAGAGCCGTGCGGCCATGTGCGCAAGTGCATGGCGAGCCCACAAAGCTACATGGACCGACTGCCATCCTACGGATCGAAAACTATCGCCCGGGCTGCCGCATTGGCTTTGAGCGAGTTGGAAGCAGCACGTGCCAAAGACATCGCATTACATGAAGCAAATCATCCAGCATTGGAGAACAACAAGGCCATAGCCGCCCAGATCGTGGCCCTGAATGAAGCCATCGGCATGCCCAAACGCTGGTCCGAGCGAGACCGCAATTCACGCGCACGCTATCCAAAGACCATTGGGCACGATGCCGGCTATCTGACAGACATCGCCCGCGAAGTCAAAACCACTGATGACTTCGATTTCGCCACCCATACCTACAACCAGCTGAAGGCCCGTTACGACGAGTATGCGGAGTCTGGAAAGCGGGAAGCGGAGCAGCTGGAGCGCAAGCGGGAGGCAGAGAAGCAGGCCGTGATCGACAAGCGCAAAGCTGACATGGAGCTGGCCAGCATGTTGCTGCGCTATGAATTAACGCTTGAATCGTCGTGGGACGACGTGCTGGAGCACCTGCGCGCGAAGAACCAGCGACTTGACCTGGCCATTGCTATGCAGCAAACCCGTGGTGATTGGTCTGAAGGCGCCTACCGTGTGAGCGCCGCACTCGGCCGGTTCCAGATCGAAACCACTGAGGACAAGGACATCGCCAACGATGTGCTGAGCTGCATGGAAGACTTCTGCGACGGCCGCGTGTTCCGTGACACCACGTGGAACTATGACCGCCTGTTTGCCAGCGTTGAAGATGACCAGCTACGCACTGACTGCCAGCGGGCAGCGCAAATGAGTGGGAGCGAATCGTGAAGCAAACCCCTACCCTCTTCCAGCGCCCCATGGTGCAAGCCATCGTGCGTGAGGTCAATCCGAAGACCCAGACTCGCCGGCACGTCAAAGGCCAAGCGCTGGATTGGCTGGAGGCGTACAACTTCACACCCGAATTTGTGGCGCTCCCAGAAAACTCGATGTCCCCCTATGGGTATGCCGGTGACCAGATCTACGTGAAGGAAACATTCTTCGCATGGGGCCGCTGGGAGACTCGCTTCAATGCCAAGAAGGGCCGCGACGAGTGGCACTTTGTGGACATGACGTTGGAGTGTGGCAAGGACTACCTCTATGCCGCCGATGGCGTCAGCGACACCCAAGCTTTCATCAAACGCCGCGGGGGTGTGGAACCGATGTACTGGAAGCGCCCCGCCATCTTCATGCCGCGCGCTGCAGTGCGAATCTGGCTTGAGGTTGTCAGCGTACGCATTGAGCGGCTGCAGGACATCAGTGAAGCGGATGCCATCGCAGAAGGCTCACCAGACTACGAAGAGGGCTTAGACCCGCCTCCAGATGAGGAAGGCATGGAGTGGTCATTCCAAGCGTCCTATCAGCGCCTTTGGGAATCCATCAACGGTTCCGAAGACTGGGCCGCTAACCCATACGTTTGGGTTTTGGAGTTCAAGCGCATTACAGGAGCCATCCAATGAACACCCCCATGATGTTGAACGGCCTGAAGATGGTCAAAGCCCCAACGTTTCCAAAGATGACTCTGGCGAAAGACGTAGCGGTATCCCCAGAGTTCCGGGAAGAAATCGACGCCTGGATGCTGGAATTCTTCGGCACCACGTGCCTGATTGAGCGCGGAACAACTTGGGTCTTGCAGCAGCAAGGAACGATAGTTTTGCACCCGGATGACTACGTGGCCATTAGGCAGATAAACCTGAAGGTGGGAGGCATGCTGCCATGACACACCCCAGAGTTACCCCTCAAGGGCAGGCCATGGGCAAGAGTTCTGCCCGTCTTGCAGAGCGCGGTTTGCAGCGAATGAAAGCCCAAGGGCTTACCAATCTCGGCTTGCCAATGCTGCGCGATGACATGTGCCAGAGCTGCGCCTGTAAGCCCGACACAGTGCCAAACGGATGCCTGCAAACCCAGCTGGACCTCATGAAATCAGCGTCTGAAGGGCGCCCGTTTATGTGCCATGCCCCGAAAGATGGAAAGTTGTGCGCTGGCTGGGCGCGAGTCCGGGCTGAACTGGTGGCAAACCCTTTGCCCGCCGATGTCGTTGCGCTGCTGGACAAGTGGGACTACTCCCCACCGGATGAAGAACCAAGCAATACGGAGGATGTATGACCCCAAGCCCACAAAGCGACGGAGCCAAGCTGGCCTATGCCTTGATCTTCTTCATTGCGGCCATCGTACTTAACGACATCACGCAGCCGGACCTTTGTGAGCGGGTTTGCTGCAAGAAGGACAGCAAATGACCAACAAAGCAACTTGCACACTCTGCGGCGAACCAATGCCCCCAGGCGAAACGATGTTTCACTATCACGGGTACAGCGGCCCATGCCCAGAGCCGCATTTGAAGAAAGCGCAATTGGATCCTGCTGGACGACCAAAACTGGAACTGACCGTGCTTGAGCGCGAGGCAATAAGAACGCTTAACGCTATCAAGGCGGCAACCGATGGAGGAGGGCTAGTTCTACTTCCTACTGAAATTCAGATGGCGATAGATGCTGTGCTTGCGATGGCTTCTGTGCGAAGGGTGGGTGTCAAATGAAAACCAAAGACGAACAAATTGCTCTGGCGCTGGAGGCGCTGGAACGTGCAGAGAAGGCGCTATCAGAAGCAATGATGGTCGCCCCTGTTACGCACCTACCACCATCAGCCCCGGCAGCGATTCAAGTGACTCAGACAGCCATCGCCGCCCTAAAGCAAGCACAGCAAGCGCAAGAGCCGGTAACGCAGGATGAAATCATGGAAGCTCACGCCCTTGCGCTGACTGCTCACTGCGCAACAAATGGTTTTGATAGCGCGGTCTACGCTACTGAGCATGGGAGCCAAGGCTATGCCGTGAGCGTGGAGACAGCGGAGCGGTTCAATGCACGCAATCAGCCAGCACCCAAGCAAGCGGAACCAGCATGGCAGCCTATTGAATCAGCGCCGAATGGAACTATGGTTCTTTTTGCAAACATGAGTCCGCGCATTCAGGCCAGTGAATGGTGCTTTGTTGCTTGGATGGCAGACGGAAAACTGTGCGGCCATCGTATGGACAAGCCCACCCATTGGATGCAATTACCAAAACCACCGGAGGCGTCGTGAGATACACATTTGCGGCGTTCATCTACTGGCCTATCTGGCTAGGTTTTCGAGCCAACGGTTATTCCTATTACGGCATGCTCCTTGGTGGCTTGGCCGTGCTGTCCGTGTGGTCCATTTTGTCCAAGATGCAATTTGGCACCTGGAGATTTTGGGGGGAGCTATGAACAACCTACCCTGGTTCTCTGATGCTGAGGTCGATGACCTTTGCACAGGGCTGAAAGTCAACGCCGCAAAGGTCCGGCACCTTGAGTCGCTGGGGCTTACGGTCAAGCAAAAGCCCAACGGCCGCCCGCTGGTCATGCGCTCCCATGCGGAAAACATCCTACGCCCGCAACCAACAGCATCGGAGACGGAGCTAGCCATCGAGCCTGCACTGCCAGCCGCTCTGCCCTGGGAGGAAACAGTACTTGGGCGCTGGCAGAAGGAACGACGCGATTTCGTGAATCACAGGCGGGCCGAGCGCGATGCGCAGCCATTGCCAACCAAGGATGAATTGCGAGCTGCAATGCGCGAAGCTGAGCACCGTCGGAAACAAGCCAGAGCTGCGATCGTTCGCTTTCATGCATCACGCCGCCGTGTGGCAAAGTTGCAGCGAACTCCCCCCTGGGCGAATCAGGCTGCCATCAAGGCCATTTACGCGGACGCGACACGTCTTACCGAAGAAACTGGAGTCATGCACCACGTTGATCACATCTATCCATTGCAGGGAAAGATTGTCAGCGGACTTCATGTCGAAACCAACCTGCAGATTCTGCAATGGCGCGACAACATAATCAAACGCAATAACTTTGAGGTTGCACCATGAGCGAGCTAACCCGCCAGCAACTATGCGCTGCGCTTGGCATCAGCGAGAGCACGGTTCGGCGCCTGGAAGTCGATGGTCTACCATTCACCCCAGTGGGTGTCAGGGCGAAGCGTTACGACCTGGCTGAGTGCAAGGCGTGGCTTAAGGTGAATCAATGTCAATCTGGGAAGACAAACAAGGGCGTAAGCACGTCGGCATTATGGTCGGCGGGCAAAGAATTCACCGCATCCTACCGGAAGGCACAACTGCGCGTGATGCCAAGCTGATCGAGGCCGAGTTACGCTCGGCTGTCGTCAAGTCACCCAAGGCGGTGAACATCCCCGGCGATCCACCCATGACCGCTATCCTCGCGATCTACGTCGCCCACGCCAAGAGCCTCAGAAGTTCCGACACCTCAGAGCACCACGCTAACCGGCTGGGGCCATGGGCTGAAAAGTACCGAGCTAGTCAGGCTCGAGAGTTTGCCGCCCATGTGATCAAGGACATGAGCAAGCTAATCCCCGACGAAAAGACCGGCAAGAAAAAACCCGCCTACGCTGCGGCCACCATCAATCGAAGCCTAGCCACTGCCAAGAAGGGATTGGCCTTGGCATGGGATCAGAACCTGACGCCCGAGAACTACGGCCTGCGCATCAAGGGCGTGGCAGTGAACAACAAGCGGGAGATATTCCTGAATGTGGAGCAGGTCCGAACAATCACCTCCCATTGTTCGGAGCAGGCGCAGGCCGCTATCTGGGCCGCACTCCTGACCGGTGCCCGCCGTGGCGAACTATTCCAGATCAGGGCAGAGCACATCCTCGAAGACGTGATCGTCATCCCCGCCAGCCATACCAAGACCCAACGCAGCCGCATGGTTCCCATCATCCCCGCCCTGCGTCCATGGCTAGCTCACTTTCCCCTGACCATCACGGTGGACGGTGTGAAGAGCGCATGGAGACGCGCCAGGGTGGAGGCCGGCATGCCTAACGTGAATTTCCATGATCTGCGCCACAGCTGCGCCAGCATCCTCTTGGGTCTGGGTGTCGATCTGTACATCATCGGGGAAATCCTCGGGCACAGCAACGTGCAAACCACCAAGCGTTATGCACATTTGCAGATCGAGCAGCAACGCGCAGCCCTGAACAAGCTGAGCGCCTTGGTATTGCCAGAGGAAAAACAAAAAACCCGCACCACCAAGAAGGCAATGCGGGTTGCTTGA